GTAGCCACCCGAATGAATAGACCCCGCTCCTGCGCATAAGCGTATGGTGGGTGTTAAACACGTTTATTGAGGTACCCGCCATGGACGATAAACTCGGCACCCGCCTGAAAGAGGAACGCAAGATCCTGGGGCTCTCCCAACAGGAGTTTGGTGCGATTGGCGGTGTGGGTGCGAATGCTCAGGTGCACTACGAAAGTGGCGCGCGGGCGCCCAAGTCCGATTACCTGATTGCCATCCGGCATAAAGGCGTGGACGTGCTTTACGTGTTGACGGGGGAAAGGGCGGTTATCAACCAGGCCACCCTGAGTGACAAGGAGACGTTGATCATCAACCACTACCGCACGCTGGACGGGCTGGATCAGGATGCGATTGCGCAGATCACTTCCTCGTTGTCTGACAGCTAGCAACGAGGAAGTCCCGGATTTGCTTCGCGCCAGGCTAGAAGCTGTCGGTCGTCCTGAAGCTGCCGCCGCCTGTACTGCCTGACGTCGAAAAGCTGGCCGTGTTGTTATTGCTGCTTTCGACGGTGGCGACGCCAAGGACGACAGGGCTGATCGATGCGCTGACATAGCCTCGCGTCGCCCCTGCCGCTACCTGACTGCGGCGCACGATTTTAAGGCCCCGGCCAAGCACATCCACAACCTGGCCAAGGGTTGCACCCTGGGTCATGTAGCTCTCTACCAGACGCTCGAAGTCAGTCGACAGGTCAAAATAAACATCGCGGCCGGTAAACGCATCGTTGCGAACTTTGCGCTCCAGGTCTTTGGCACGCTGGTAGCTGTTCTGGTGTACCACGGCCTCTTCCTGGGTATCCGCCAGTTGCTGTACCACCGCTTTCAAGCGCAGGTTCAGGGTTTGCAGTTGCTCGACGATCAGGTCGTCGGCGTCGTCCGGGGTGTGGCTGGCCAGGTCGATCAATTCGCCGATGCTGCGGGTTTTCAACTGGTCAGTGAGCAACTGGCGTGCGCGCTGGTACTGCGGGTCTTCGTTGCGTGAGTAGCTGCCGAGTTTTTCCTGGATGGCATTGGCCTGGCGCTTGGCGTTGTCGACTACGCGTTGCAGGGTGTCGAGCTCGGGTTGAATTGAGGCCTGTCCCAACTGGTCACGTGCCTGAGCCAGTTGCGCATCGACGCTGGCACTCAAGGTGCTGATCAGGGCGATGCGCTCGGCCTGCAAGGCCTCGTTTCGCTCACCAAGGGCGATCAGGCTCAGCTCGTTCTTGCGGTTGGCGAGGTAGTTCACCTTAGTCGCCAGCCAGTTGTCCATCCAGCGGTTCAGGCGGTTGCGCCGGTATTGGTCGGTGCCGAAGGCGTGTCCGCGCAGGTAGACGTAGACCAGGTTGGTATCAAAGGTCGGACGCTTCAGTGCGCACTCCTGGCGCAAGTCTTCATAACCGCTGACGTGTTCTCGGTGGGCGGCCTGGGCCAGGTCCAGTTGCTCGACCTGGCGGGCGTAGTCGGGGTTTTGTTCCAGGGATTGCCGGGCTTGCTGGTCGAGGGTTTCGGCTCGCGCTTGCAGTTTTTCCTTGCCCGCCAGCGCCTGGGCCACGGTCTGCTCAGCGTCGCGCAGTTGCTGGTGGAGCAGGTCCTGGGACTGTTGGCGCAGGTTCAGGGCAGCGGCGACTTGCTCGTTCTGCGTGTTGCCCTGGTCCAGGTGCAGGGCCGCGATTTTACCCAGGCGCTGGGTAATGTCCTGCTCCAGCGCCAGTTGCTCGCCGAGCAGTTCAGACAGGTGTTGCTCGGCCGTGCGAATCCTCAGCTCGGCGTTGCGGGAGTTACGTTCGGTGATGCCGATCAGGGTGTCAGGCGTCATGTCTTCACCACTCCAATATCGTTTCGAGCGGGTCGGTGGTCCGTTGGCTCAAGTAGGTGACTTCCATCCTGCCGGCTGGCTTGCGGCCGACTACACGGTTGGTCAGGTGGCCGTCGTCGAGTTTGTCGGCCTTGACCTTCAGGTATTCGGCCTGCGGTACCCGCACAGCGAACTGGCTGGCCCACGCGCCGGTGCCGGTCTCACTGCTGACGGTGGGCAGTAGAACCGGTCTGTCCGACAGGTCGACGGCTTCGACAACCAAATACCAGCTCTTGCCCTGGGTCGAACCAGGATTGGAATTACACAGCGCCTTGTCGTAGCAGCGCTCGACACCGGACGGCGTGCCGGGCCGGTCGACAACCCGAATGGTCACCTCCTTGGGGATCAGTTCGGTGTTGGCACGCAGGGCCCTGAGTTGGCCGCCGGCTTTTTCGATCTCGAATTTCCCGATGAGGTCTTTGATCATGACCAGTTCGGCCTGCATGCCCCGCGTCGCTTTACTGTCGGCGGCGGGCAGGTGAATGTCGGCGACTTTGCGGGTCAACTCGTTGAGCTGGTCGGTCATCGGCTGGACTGCCTTGACCTTGGCTAAAAACGCCTCCAGCACGCCGATCTGCTCACTGGCGTAATCGACCCCGGAGGTATCGACCATGGCCAGGGCATGTTCGGCCTTGGTATTCAGTCGGGGCAAGGCACTGAACAGGTCGCCGCCCTCAATATAGGCCGGGTCCTGTTGCACGGCGCTCAAGCGAGCCTTCAGGTGGGCTATGTCTGATTGTTTTTGTGCCGCGTTCGTCTCGACGGCGATCGCCGCTCTTTGAGCCTCTTGGATCTCGTGTCTGGCGACCATCACCCGGCTGCATTGCACCACCAGGAAGGTGACCGCGATGAGCTGGATGACGAGTATGCCGCGATGCCGCCTGAGCAGTACTTTGCTCCAGAAGCGGTCAAGCGCACTCAGTTCCTGGGCCTCGAACACCAGGCGTTTGGAAAAGAATTCGCGCACGCCCTGATCGATCTGCGCTTCGGTAAATTGAATGCCGTTGTTCTGGTAATACTCGCGGATGCGCGCCGCCACTTCTGCGCGGCGTTGGGGCAGGCTCAAGTCCTTTTCCACCGCCATCTGCTGGTGGCGCAGTTGATCCACCAGCGCCATCGCGCCGAGTTGCTCGGAGAGAAGAATGTCGCTCATCAAGCGGCCTTGGTCAGCAATGCGGCGAACTTGCGTTTGGCCTCTTCGACGGCTTCGGCGATGTCACGGGACGCGTTGCTGGATTCAGCGCGGTAGGTTTCCGTCAGGCCGTGCATGTCAGTCTGGAAACTCAGGGTGGCGTCGGCCAGGGCGCGCACCGAGTCGACCTTGATGGTGGAGCCATAGCTGGCCTTGACCGCCGCTTCCAATTGGGTGTTGCCGGTGCTGCCCAGGGCTTCAAGGCCCTTGCTGATGCCGTCGGTGGTGGCATTCAGCGTGTTGGTGGCTTCGGCCAGTCCACTGTTGCTGGTGAACGACACCGCGAGGCCGGTCAACACCACTTCGTTGGTAGAGAAGAACGAGACCATGCGTTGGTACTGGCGCTCCTTGATCACATGCACCTGGTTGATCCGGGCGAAGACCATTTCGGCCGTGTTGTAGCCGACCTTGAGGTCATCGGCGATGTCCTTGACGATCTGGTAGCGCTTGTCTTCGTCCTGCAGCGCGCGTACCGCTTCGTCACGGCGCAATTCCAAGGCCGCGCGTTCGGCCGGCGCCAGGGTTTCGGCAGCCGTGACTTGGGCGTTGGCCTCGTTTAACGCCTGGGTACGCTGCTCCAGGACCTGGCCGGCCAGGGCGAGCACTTGTTGGGCATCGACCTCGGCCGCTTTCATGGCCATGCGAAAATCCAGGTAGGCCTCCAGAATCACCGTTTCCCGGGAGATCTGGTCATTGGCCGACTTGCACACCTGCAAGTAGTTTTCACGGATCTCGCTGAAGCGGCTGGGGATCGAGCCACGACGCAGGTTCATCCAGCTCAGCTTGAGCTTCTCCAGCGTATCCAGGCGCCCATCATCCATCCAGCCCGCCATGGCCGCAGCGTCTTCGCGAATCGAGGTGAAGCTCTGGGTGATGTCCATGAAGCGCGTGGAGATATCCATGCCGGCGATCTGCTCGCGAACCACGCTGTTAAAGGTGGTCGACTGTTGCAGCACGGCAGCGATAGCGGTGACTTTGGCGGTGTCGTACTGGGCCACGCGGTCCAGCAATACCAGTACCGGTGCGTCTGGAACCGGCTGCAGAAGATTGATGCCCAGGGTCCGCAGGCCCGTCAGCGCGCGGTCGAGGTAGTTGCTCATCGAGTGTCCTTTCAGGATGTGTTCAGCACAGTGTGCAGAGAAGGGCGCAAGTATACCGATCAATGAAGGCAAACCAATGGCAGTTTGGTTGGAGGGCGCTTGTTGGCAGGCCTGACGAAGTGTATGACCGTATCTACCGCTAGCTGTACGGGGCGCAGGCTGGCGCAACGTTCTACTGTCACGGCCACAGTACTCGTTCGGATGTCGCGCCATGCTCATGTCTTCAAGCCTGCTTTCAGCTTTCGCGCTGTTCGCCTTTGTGTCCTCAATCACCCCTGGTCCCAATAACACCATGTTGCTGGCGTCCGGGGTGAACTTCGGTTTTATTCGCTCGATCCCCCATGCACTGGGCATCAGCATTGGCTTCATGTTGTTGGTGATCGCCGTGGGCCTGGGCCTGGGAGAAGTGTTCAAGGCGTTGCCGTGGGCCTACACCGTATTGCGTTATGTGGGGGCGGCGTATTTGCTGTACCTCGCCTGGAAAATCGCAACGTCCAGCGCGATGTCCGATGACACCGATAACAAGCGCAAACCCATGACGTTTCTCGGCGCGGCGGCCTTCCAGTGGGTCAACCCCAAGGCCTGGGTCATGGCGCTGGGCGCGATCACCACCTACACGCCTGCCGAGGGTTATGTCACCAACGTGCTGTTGATTGCTGCGGTGTTTGCCTTGGTAAACCTGCCCAGCGTTTGCGTATGGGCCGGCTGTGGCAGCGGCTTGCGCAATGTACTGCGCGAGCCACGCTGGTTGCGGGTGTTCAACTGGTCGATGGCGGGGCTGTTGGTGCTGTCGTTGTATCCGATGTTTTTTGCCGGCTGACACGCCTTCTGACCTCCAGCGGGTTGCGTCAGCAGGCCATGGAACCTAGACCGGTGAGATGGTGGCCAGCAGACCAATTGCGATGGTCAGCGCAAGAAAACCGAACAGGAAAAATGCCATCTTAGCCATAAGGCCTCCGAAATGAACGGGCCGGCAGGACGGTTCCTGCCGGGCTCCACGGGCGTGTCGGGAGTGGGTGTATTGTCAGGGCAGGGCGGTTTTCGATACAGGGGCAGATGCAGAAGAAAAAAGCGTATCAGATGGGCCGGGGCGCCGCAGGAGCAGGAAAGCCGGGGATGATCATTTTGGGGTATCAGGGAATAAACAGCGGCTCAGTAACTTGTGGGCGGGACTGCTGAAGGAACTAACCTTTTGCGTGGAGTATCGTATCCACGATTTTCGTGGGAGGTTGAAGGCGAACTGCGTCGTGCGTGGCTATTCTCAAGCGGCGCTGGGAGGGTTCCTTGAAGTGATTTCATCGGGGCGAGTAGGCAAATGGGCAAGACATTGGCTGCGCTGTCGTTTTTGATGACCCTGGTTTGGGTTTCAGTGGTTATTGCGGTAATGACTTATTTTTCCTGATGCACGTGGGGCACGGGTGCGGCACCTGGTGAAGCGGTCGGTATCGCCATTGCCCACTCCCGCCTGCAAAATCTGTAGATGACTGATCTGGCGAGCTTTTTTGTTTGCAAGGGCGCCGCTTGATTGTTTGAAAAAGCCCGCACCCGACCTTGCATCGAGGGGGCTGGATCTATATATTCCCTAGCCTGCTGCAACGCTCAAGGGCTTTTAACGCTGCTTGGCCTGCTGCATAGCGCTACCGCCCGAATGGCGAAACTGGTAGACGCATGGGACTTAAAATCCCCCGCTCGTAAGGGCGTGCCGGTTCGATTCCGGCTTCGGGCACCATAATATTCAAGGGTTTGCGGGGTTTTAGGACCTGGCTGGCTCTTTGTGTTTTTCCGCAATATTCTTCTCCTTTCCGCAATTCACTTCGTCGGCGTAACTTTTTTGCCGATACGTTTGCGGATGTAGTTCTCTGTCATCACCACGGTTGTGTGCCCAAGCTGATCTCTGGCTTGCAGAATATCTCCGCTTGATTCCGCCTTATCGGTACCAGCCTTTGCGCGCAGGTCCCGCATCTGAAAGTCTGCCTTTTTTACGCCGGCAGCTTCTCTCGCAGCATCAAATCTCCCCCGTAACATACTGCTAGTCATAGGCTGCCCGTTGTCCATTACGATGAGTTTACTGGACCGGATTTTATGGCTGTCTTTCCTGGCCAGTATTCGGTCGATCACAACCTTCAACTCCCCAACGATTTCAATTCGTCGCTTGGCCTTGGTTTTTCCCTGCTGCACAGCAAGGCGATCCTCCCTGATATCGCGCTCATCCATTTTTAGGGTGTCAGCGATACGCTGACCTGTCAGGTAGAACAGATCGAGCGCGTCTTTTAGCGGCTGGTCTGCGTGCAAATACACCATCGCGAGCATTTCATCTTCGACGTAGATGTCACGTCCGCTTTCCTTATTGCCTTTAACACCGGCGCAGGGATTGGCCAAGGACGTGTAGCCGCTGGTCCTGGCGAAGTTCCAGATCGAGCTGAGCAATGCTTTCTCGCGATTTGCACGAACAGGTGCGGTCTTTCCTCGATGTCTCAAGTACTGGGCAACGTGCTGGGGCTCAATAGCTTCCAGCGGGGCGGGTGGGTCATTGAAGAAGGCAAGTAGCTGCTTCAGCTCTCTGGCGTTGTCTTTCTGCGTCGCTGGCGCTTTAGTTGGAACAACTTCCAGCATGTATTTTTCAGCGACATAGGCGAAAGTCAGTACATCCTGCGCCATGGCCTGGGATACACGGCTTTTTTCGAGCTTTGCATACTCCAAAATTGCCAGCCCGTAGTCCTTGCCCAATGGTATTTCTTTGCGTGGCGTCCCGCCTGTGTCGTAAAGGTAATACGTCGTGTCGCCACGCTTCCTTTCGCGTAACCGGGGAATGCTCCCAGGCCGGGTTGGTTTTCGTCCCATCTACCCCACCAGCCGCGGTTGCCATTTCGGTTTTTCCATAACGCCGGCAGCCTCGCCAGTGATTGCCGATGCGATGACGCAAGGCCACCCGCTGCGTTTGATGGTGTGGCGAATGCCGTTTCTTTTGAGAACTTGCACCTGGCCTGCTTTCGTTTTCGCGCCGGTAAGCGTGCAAACCTCTTCATGCGACAGGAAGTGAATACCGTCCATAACTACCTCCCACCGGCCGCTGTGGGCCGGGCTGTCTTGATGATGTGAATGACCAGGCTGAAGGTGATCAGCATCCAGCCGCAGGTGCCGGCGAAGGCGTAGAGGATGTCGGCCGTTTCGCCGTCGGCCAGAAGACGTGGGCCGAGCCAAAAGAACCAGCAGCCGCTGCCGACCAGGTACAGCAAAGCGCCCAGCAGGATCAGGGTGAGTTTGAATGCGAACATGTGGTGTCCTCGCCGCGCTGGGCGGCAGAAGGTGGGTTACAGGTTTACGAACTGGCTGTTTGGTTCGAATGGCTTGCCATCAGGATCAGGCACCAGGGCCGGCACATTCTTTCGGATGAACTCATCAAAGCACTGCGGGCAACTGATCGTGTTCGCAGTGCGAAGTTGGGTGTGCCCGGTGTATCCGCACACCGGGCACTTCATTGCCGTCGGAATAACGTAGGTCATAGGAATACCTCGCCCGCCGCTCACCGGCAGGCATGTAGGGGAATGGAGTAATGGCTCTTTGCTCGGGTTTCTCAACCCTTTGGATGGGTGTACAACAGGTGTTTAAGTCGTTGCGACTGTGGGAGGACGCGTGTCACATAATCTGGATGTGCCGATCGCTCATGAGTACCGAGGTCACACGGTATTCCTCAAGTTCGTCTGGAAAAGGCCGAACGACCCGGTGCCTACATCCGCGACAATCATCGAGCCCGTGGACATACACGGTATGGGTGAAGTCGCAGCTGAGCTGGCAGGACCGTGGTCCGATTACCCGGCCGCCCTGGACGAAGCGATGTCGGTCGCAGAGCGCTGGGTTGATAGTCAGCTTCCTTGATCCCGCCCGCCGCTCACCGGAAGGCATGTAGGGGATTGTGATTACATCAAAGCCACCAGGCACGCCGCTGCGATTTGTCGCCGCAGCTCTTGGCGTTGTTGAAGGCTGATCATGCCGCGCTTGTAAAGGCGGTTAGTCCATCTGTCGCATTCACGGAAAAAGCGATTCCTAGATTTGCGGCTGGCCACTGGTGCAATGGCGATAATTGCTTCTGCGAAGGCTCTCATGAGGCTCTCCTGGTTTGGTGAGCCTTGATGGTCGGCGCGTTGAACTGTCGGTTTCCCGACTATTTGCAGTTGAAATCGCTCATGGCCTTGGCCCCTTGTAGATGAACACGTAGGCGAACCAGAGGGTGGTGATCATGGCGTCACCCGTGCGGCCGCGATTTCATCAAGGAGCGATTGCGGCAGAGATGCGGCGAACTCGCCTTCCGACCACGATAGTGGCTCAGACTGACAAATCATCTCGTTGAGCAATTCGAACGCTGCCAGCAACTGTTCGTCGCGTATCTCGCCGTCCTCCGGCAGATCGTCGCAGAAGTGGTCGGCCGGATCGATTTGGCTGGGATAGTTCGGTTCACAGATGCAGAGCTGCAGGTCCGCCAGATCGATATCGCTGTCGATAAGGTAGTCTCGGAGGCTGTCTTCATCGAAGAAGTACTGGTCGCCATCGAAGATAACCAGCGGCTCCCCGGCCCAATCCTTGATAGGCATCGCAGCGAATTTAGCTTGGCGCCGAGCGTGGCGGCACGCATTGCAGGAACTGTTCACCTCGTAGATTGGGTGATCAGGGTTCACGTCGCAGCGGCGATGGGTGGCGCCGCAGTAGCGGGCAAGGTTCTCGTCGGCGCCGAAGAATCGCCCGTCGGCTGAAACCCAGCCTGTTACCGTTTTGAGGCTGGCTGCTTCTGGAGCATCGAACATGATGATTGGCTTTTGTGCAGTCATGACTTCGTCCTTGCCGCTATAGCGGCTGACTTTGAAGGGGGAGGGGGTTATTTAAAATCGGCCTAGACGAGACCGTGGGATGTGCTAGAAATGACATGTCGCGCATGCATTTCAGATATTCGTTGTTGGGGTGCTGCGCGGCAGACGCTCTATTACTCCGTTGGAGCGGGACCTCCAGCTGTGGGCATTGATCGGTAGGCTGTCGCATTTAGCCGCGAGTTAAACAACTCCCTTCCTCTGGGCTACTAACTCAACGCCTTGGCCTGCCGGTCATCTCTTCTGATTCACTTCAAGCGGCCGCTGTTACCCGGTCATGGGTATTCACGAGCGCCAAAATGAAACGTTCATATGTTTCAATGTTCCCGTCAGCTCGCGGAGGAACCGCAGGGCTGATTTTCTATTTCCCGATGTAATCGTTTCACCCAAAGGAGCTACACCATGCAAGGAAGTATTAAGTTGAGAAATTTCGCGTTTCTGCTGATCCCGTTCGTTGCGGCCTGTACCACAACTGACCGAACCCGAGAGGGTGGGGCCCAGATTGAAAGCGCACCGCGCGTTCAGGCTGTTCAAGCAGTCCAATTCGATAACTGTTCAGTGGGGTGCCCAACAGGTGGCAGTCCGATGACGCTGAATCGCCAGTCGTACACGCTGAACAACAACGGTTCGACCAAGTTTGCGAACTGGGTCTCCTACAAAATCACGAAGGAAACTCCGGCAAGCGGGCGCCCGCGCAACTGGAAGACCGATCCGGATATTCCCGCCGGTGAAACGCTCGATCCGGTGGACTACAACGGTGCCAACGTTGCGCTCAAAGTTGACCGTGGCCACCAGGCCAACCTGGCTTCGATGGCAGGCGTTCCTGACTGGCAAACCCTCAACTATCTGTCGAACATCACCCCGCAAAAGGCTGACCTCAACCAGGGGCCCTGGGCGCGACTTGAGGACCAAGAGCGCAACCTCAGCAAAGAGGCGGGCGTTGATCAGGTGTTCGTCGCTACCGGGCCGCTCTATGAGCATTTCGTCGGCACGCTGCCAGGCACAAACAAGGTGCACACGATCCCTAGCGGGTACTGGAAAATCATCTTCGTCGGCAGCTCGCCAGAGGGTGGTGTCTATGCCTCGTTCGTGATGAACCAGGAGACACCAAAGGGCGCCAATTTCTGCGACTACCAAGTGACCGTGAATCAGATTGAGGAGCGATCAGGCCTCACGTTCTGGAGCAATTTGCCTCAGGCCGTCCAGACAGCTTTGAAGTCGAAGCAAGGGCAATTGCCGGCGCGGATTGGCTGTAAGTAAACACTGCAATCAAGCACACGAGGCTGCCGGATTCGGCGGCCTTTTTTTTGTACTAGGATTTTGTAGATCCGCTTCATGCGGCCATCTGCTGCTGTTCTTGGCGTAGCGCCTGCTGGACCACTTGGATGATCCGCTCAAGGTAGGTGTAATCGGGGATTGGCTCAGTAGCATCGTTGGTCAAGTGCCACCACTCATGCCCGAAAAGCTTGGTCATCAGTTCGCTGTGCGCTCCGTGGAGATGGTCGATTGATGGCGATTCGCGCAGATCTTCTGCCTCATCGAACCGCTCGCGGGTCTCGTCGGCGCCATAACAAAACTGGCGGCGCTCTTTCAGGACGAGGCGCTGCGCTTCCCTTGCAAGCGCTTCACCACTGAACTGCCGTGGCCTCATCGCCTGGTCGAAGTAGCCGATGATGTAGCCGGTGCTCAGCTTGCAGAAGAACTGCCTGATGCTCAGACCATCCCACATGCCGCCCCAGTAGGCCGTCCAGCTCTTGCCCCAGCAACTGACGGTGATCTTTCCCTTGCATGGGGCCAGGTCCTCGAGGAAGACGGTGATCGGGTCAAGGTTCGGCGCGCCGGTGATAACTAGCTTGGTGACTGTTGATCGCTCTACCTGCAGCGGCGCGGTCGTTTTGTTTTCTGTAGGCATGGGGAGTCCTTGCCGGGCCATGGCTGGGCGGTGGAGGTTATTAAGAGATCAACTACAGTTCAGCGATCAGCCAAAGGAGATTGGTATGAGCGTTACTGTCTGCGTTATATGTAGGGGCCGAGCTGAGGAGGGGTATCAGGTTGGACACTTTGTTGACTTCAAATGCCCGGACTGTGGGTTTTACTCAGTCAATCGTACGCTGCTTCGAGAGATGGAACGGTCGAAACAGCTGTTCAATGTTGAGCGTGCACGGCACTTTATTGCGGTCCATTCAAAATCAGGTAGTGTTGCGGCGATCGACCGGATCGAAGCAACATCTCACCAGTTGATAGCGTGAGTTATGCGCGGCCGGTGAGGCTGCGCGCCGCGCAGCAGGTACGAAATAATTACAACTTCGGCTCAATTCTGGCCACGTAAGTTTTCAACTCTTCGTTCTTCACCTTACCGTGCAACCCGTGATGGATTTCGCGGTGGCAGGCGGGGCAGATGGCACCTATGTAACGTGGATGGTCTAGGCCTCCATCTGATAATCGATTTACGTGGTGCGGCTCTAGGTATGGTGAGCCGTTTGTCTTCATAAAAGGCGCCGCTTTCTTACAGCTCTCACAGTTCCCGGCTGCCCTCTTTAAAACGTAATTGGAGATAGTTCTGCTGCGACGATATACGGTTCTGCGTGCCGATCCGCTCTCTCCAGCAGATCCTGCTTCCGCAGCCGCTAGAGCGCGCCTTCTCGCCTCGGCAAGTGACATAGTTGGATCTGGGGCTTCGTCTTCTCCTGAGAGCGTAGGGGAGTCGAGCTCGAGACCTACAGGGACAAGGTTGAACACAACTATTGCCCTGTCGTTACCAAGCTTGTCAGGGCCTCGGCGCCATTCATGGCTCGCACAGGTGTATTCGCCGAGGTACTTCTGGCCTAAACTTTTGCCGAGTATCTCGAAAACGTGCAGTGCTTTCCCCTGCTTCGAGTGCTCGAGAATTGCCAGGTTTCCTTTAGTCAGAGTCATATCACCGAGCTGGCCTTCGCCTGTGTAGCTGAAAACCTGCTCCTCGCTATGAGAGTCGGTGTATCCGTACTGACCACCTGAGTCGCCGGTGAAAATGAATACCGCTGGGGCTTGAGCTGAGGGGGCAATTCCACTCTGGCGACTGCCTCCGAACAAATCGTGAATCTCAGTTTGCCGGTCATAAACCTGACCCGCCACAAAGCGCAGCTCTGGATCAGTTGACCGTTGCAGTTCTACGATTGTGTATCCGTGCCGCTTCAAATATCCGTTTGTGGGCTGACCACCTGAGAACAGTCCTACCGGCGTTCCAGTGGCCAAAGAAACTATTTTTTTTGCAGGGTATAAAGTGCTGTTCGCGCTGATTGCGTAGCGATGCGCTTGGTTTTCAGTCCAGCCCTTCCATTCGGGGGCGTGGCGAAATTTTTCATCGAACTGTTTTAGAGCTTGGTCCAGCTTTGCTTTTTTTACCGCGGGGATTTTCAAAGAAACGTCCTTGTGGGCAGCAGCATTCATCAGATAGTCAATGCTCGCTCGCCCAGGCGGATGACGCAATAGCGAAATGCTGGCTCAATCTCGGCGAACCAGGCGGCGCGCATGCCCAGCGGGTGCCAGGCCTGTGTCGCGGCCTCGATGGCGCTGCACACACTGCCCTAGGTGAGAAAATTTCTCCGGTCTGGCAGCATTGAGAATTCTCCAAAATAAAATCATGGATGTTTAGAAATGTCAGAAGAAAAACCAGTTAATCCTTTTAAGAAACGATTAAGAGCTTCGCCTGAAGCAAGGAAGAGGATGGCGGAGCATCAAGCGTTATCGGCAGTAGACGACTTGTCTGCATGGAAGTCGATTTATCAGCTTTCGATTGAGTTGCGGAACTTTGAAATATCCCAGTTGGTGCAAAGAAATAATTTTTTCATGATCTTTCAAGGTGTTTTGCTTGCAGGTATATGTCAATCGGCAGGGCAAATTCCCGTGGTTAGTATGGTTATTTGTATAGTTGGTGCTCTAGTTGCTCTACTTCAGGCTGGCATGGCCGCCGGGGCGAAGTATTGGCAGGAACATTGGGAGCTGAACACGACTACCTCAGAAAGCGCCATGGTAGAGCTGCTGCAACGGCATCGTGTGATTCGATATATAATGTCTAGACAGAAAATGTCTATCGATAAAGGTATAGAGAATAGACTTTTGAATCGTCAGGCCTTTGTTACCTTGTTCGGAGGGGATTCAAACAGGGAAAAAATTCGGGATGGGTTGAAAAAGAGCAGGCCAAAAGCTTTTCTGCTTAATGAGTTAATTATGATGAGATTCTCGACAAGCAGGATACCAATTTATGTCGGGATTGTGCTTGCTTTTGGGTGGGTTACTTTGTTTGTTTGCACTTTTCGAATTCCCGGTCTCGACCTGCACGTTTTGGAAAGCATAACTGGATTTAAGCAGAAATAGGCGTATAGCAGTTTAGTAGATGGGTTCGAATCAGGCTGCCTGCTCTTGCTGCTCCAGAGGCTTCGGCGGCCACTCCGAAAAGCCCACCCGTGGAGCCTTCGTCTTCGGGTTGACTATCGTCTTGCCCTTGGCGTCCACCAACACGGCCTTGGCCCTGATCTGCATATCGCGGCACCTCAGCGTTGTGCGGGCCAGCTCAATGAACTGCTCGGCGAACTGCGGCGCATCGAACAGCGGCGAGAGCTGGCGAACCGTACCCCCCCCCATGATCTTTTCGGTGCGCTTGGCGACCAGCTTCAGCCATTCAGCTTCCGGTATCGGCTCGACGCCGCCAGGAGCCTTCGGGTTCTTCCGGGTGCCGGCCGTTTTCTTGCGGGCCTCGGTCTTGGCGACATCGAGGGTCATTCCAAACACAGCGAAGGTGCTCATGGGTTATCTCCAAGCGTGCGCCTGCATCGTCGGCTGGCGTGATTCGTTAATTTGAGGTATTAAAATGAGGTTTTTTTCATGGAAAGGGGGGAGCAATGGAGCATGGGCAATGCAAGTTGTGTGGTTCCGCTGGAGAGTTGAAACTTAGCCATTTCATACCGAAGTTCGTGGGGAAGTGGGTTAAAGAAACCTCCGCGACGGGATTTATACGATTTAACGGTGATATAAATAAAAGAGCGCAGGATATTGCAAAGGACTACTGGCTCTGTGGCGTTTGCGAGCAACTTTTTTCTGGCTGGGAACGTGAGTTCGCTAACAGGATATTTTACCCATTTGTAAAGGGTGAAGCTGATTCCGTTAGTTACGGTGATTGGCTTGCTAAATTCTGCGCGTCAATTAGCTGGCGCACTTTAAGTTACATGCGGCACTTAAATGTTAGAGGTGACACGGAGCAGAGCGAAAAGGAGGCGCTAGCACTTAACGGGCTTGCCAATTTTATATTGGGTAATTCAAAGAGCCCTGGCATCTATGAGCAGCACATTTTTCCATTGGAACCTATTGAAACTACGAACGCTGATGTCCCAGTCAATATAAATCGGTATTTTTTGAGAAATATGCATATGGATGTTCTCTCCAGTAGTGCTGGTGAGTTAATGATATATACAAAGATGCCAAAGTTTATAATTCTCGGGCTTGCCGGCCATTCCCAGTCAAAGCTGATGCGCGCAAGCAGAGTGTCAATCAAAGGAGGGAAAATTTCCCCTACTAGTTATTTTTGGCCGGATGGTTTTGCTCAGTACTTATTTGAAAAGGCCAAAAAAGTCTCAGATTTATACAAAGGTATGGCACCCGCGCAGCACGGCATTATCGAGAGGGCACTTATGAAGAACCCAGATCGCGCCGCATCCTCAGGTACTATAAAAGCATTTCAGCATGATGTTGAAATGTTCGGACGCAAGGTTTTTCTGCCCGGCGATGGTACTAGCTCCGAATGATATTCCCTGGTTTTTGAAAAAGTAAATTCATGCAGTGCCCAACACCATCAGCGATAGCAATTTGGTTTGATATGGGGTATTACGGGTGACCGGCATGGAGCCGGATCAAGGAGAGGAAATGAGCTACTTAAAAGATGTCTCAACAGGCTTAAAGCCGTTCAGCCCATTGACCACAGAAGACCTTTGTTTCGAATGTGGTGAGCTGATTACTGCTGGAGCGGTCCGATACGACGGATACGCCACTCCGGAAGAGCTTAAGTGCCTCTACCTTCATCCTAGCTGTGCGGCAATCGTTGGGCAGCGCTTGATTACAGACGGTTACCCCAACCGCCGCTGATCATTTTTAAAAGAGTGTTAACCGCCTCAGGCTGTGATGCGCTCGCCAATCACCTTGGTGGTGAAGCTCACCGAATACTCGGTTGTCAACTCGAACAGGCCGTTGCAGGTGTCGCATTCCATGTTCTTGTCGCCGTAGTCCTCGGTTTCAATGTGGATCACGGTGGCGCAGTGCGGGCATTTGCATTTGTCCAGGTTGCGATAATCCCACTCGTCATAATCGGTCTCGGCGACCCTGGCCAGCGCTGCGGCTTTCGCAACGGCGTCTTCTGCGTCCTGGCAAGGTTTGCAGGTGAAGCCGTCAGGATGGCCCCACGGTGTTTCCGTGAGCTTCGAGCGGTGAGTGCTGCACAGGCGGCAAACATTATGTTTGTCGCAAACCGAGTAGCTGTACTTCTCACCGGTTCCGTTGCACTTGGCGCAACCAGAAACCCAGTACCAGGCGCCATCGATTCGCTCGGCGTACAGGCCGTTTTCCGGGGGGCGCAGGCTGACTTCAGGCAGGTCAGTAGTGGTACGGTGAAATCTGTGATGATCCGCCCCGTTCCACACGTTGAGGCTGCCGTTACGTTGGCGCTGGGTCCACTCACCCGGGATCTCCGGGATCAGGATCTTCGTGTTCTTGTCCATGGATTATCTCCTGTCAGGCGCCGCCCTCCGTTACCGGTGGTGGCAATTTGGTTTGGGGTAGGGTATTTAGTCGCGTCGGCAAGCGAACGAATTAACTCAGGGATAGGTAATGCAAGCTCCTACAGACAATCTTTATAAATTCATGGCAATTGCAGGGTTAATCTGTTTTTTGTTTTTTTACTTCGATTACAGCAAAAGATACGTGTTGTTGAACGAGAGCATCAACTCTGCTCGCATGGATACTGCTGTTATAAGCGCTAAAATCGAGGCGTATCGAGGGAAACAGTCCTATGTCCAGCAAAGAATTAAAGAGGCTGAGCGCGACAATCTAAGTCTTGAAGTTTATACGAGTATTCGAAAGTCTTGGGAGGATAACTTGCCAGGCCTTGACGAGCTTGTCTTGCTACAAGCGAAGAATGTGCAGAGCGTTGAAATAATTAAGGAGTCCCGAGCTGAGCTTGATTGGCTATTCCGGATCTATCTAGGTCTCGGGATGACTTCGCTTCTCCTATGTTTGTACGGTATGTATCTTTGGTATTTCAGGACCCAAAGATTTTTAGATTTAAAGGAGAAAAATGTCGTTCCTCCACGTACGAAGTCTAAATTTCGTGAGACGTTGCCTAACAGAAAGTAAAATGGAGTGCGCCGGATAGTTGCAAGCTGTCAGCTCTCTATGTGTTGGTGATAGATATTGGGATTCCTCGATACTTTCATTCGCTCATTTTTAGCGATTCAGCAAAGCCTGCATTTCGTAATTTGCGCGCCACGGTTTCGGATATCTCATAACCGTGGCGCTTAATTTCGAAGAGTGGCGATGACTTCTCGGCGCCAAGCGAGTGGGCATGTGCGATCAGTCGCCAGATGGTAGCCCGGTCCTTTGTTTCGCCCAGCTCGGCAGTGAACGTTGCCAACCGGTCACGCATTCCCTGGCGGAAGTAGTGGCGGATGATGTCGGACGGCCCTTTGACTTTCGGCGGCGCCGCCGGCATATCCTCGGCCCGGCCATTCAGCACCAGCAGCTGCACCGCCTCGCTGACTTCTTCGATCTCATGCCAGCGCATCAACTCGTCGAGCATCTGCCGGGTGCCGTACGGGACCGTGTGCCGCAATTCCTGCTCGCCCAGCTCCTGCCGCTTCTCGGCAAGCTTGGCCGTGCGTTCCTTCTGTTCGGCTGCCATGGCCTACCTCTTCTATTCCGCTGGCCGGCAGTGCGAGCCAGGTTTGACGTTTGCGTTGCTGGGTGCGGGCTATGCGGCGCATCGAGTGGCCCTCCGGACCAGCTTTGGATAGTCGATCCCGTGCGCCGCGATGATCCGCTCGAATGCCTTGCTGCCGATCGCCAGCTTCCCGCAGCACTGTCGGCGGGAAATCCCCAGTTCCTTGAAGGCCTTGATGCGCTCGGCGAACTTCGCGTCGCGCTCCTTATCGACCGTGTTGTGCACCAAGTTCCGGGCGCCGCCTCTCGTTGGCGCCTTGAACGTGATGTCGTACCGGGCGGCGTAGTTGTAGATGAGACGACGGCTGACACCGAGTGCAGCAGCTACTTCGGTTTGGGTGTGCGTAACGCCAAGCTGGCGTATCTGCTCAGCCAGCTTGAGTCGCTCCTGGGTGCGGATATCGTCTTTATCGAGCGGCAGGGGAGTTGCCTCAACCCGGCGCCGAACAAACGGCTTCGGCGCCGGCGGCATCTGGTTGCTGTAGGTGATTGGTTTGGGCTTGTAGCCGATGGGCGCCGCTTCTTCGATCTGGCCGCCGCCGGCCAGGAACTCGGCGACCTGGGCCGCGAGTTCATCCGAGGCCGGGCGTAGTGCCTCGACCAGGCTTAGGTGGTTGCTGATCATGAAGGCCTCACTTGATGCGTATCGAGCTATCACCGCGCTCAAGGTGTGCCCATTTGGGCTCTTCGATCAGTTCGTGTTCGGCGTCCTCGCCAGCGGCCATTCGCTTACGCACCGCCTCGTTGTGATCGCGGATTTCCTTGAGCTTGGCGGCGATGGCCTTTTTGTCTGGCGTGATGCTTGATTTCACAGAGGTCAATTCGTCCGGAACTGCTTCTTCGTTATCAACGATCACCCGCTCACTGCCCATGGCCAATGTGATGGTGAACAAGGGGCGCTTGATCGATTTGATGTTGGCGGCTTCCATGTTGCGGCGCAGGTAGTCGCTGATCTGCGAGACGCTGTTGGATTTGACGCGCTTCAATTCGGCCAGGCGCTCAATTTCGTTTTCGATAGCAGTGACGTCGCTCTCGATATTCCGGCGCAGCATGACGATGTTGTCGGCCTTGATGTTGAAGTCGCCCTGGATCTCGTCCATGGCGTACTGCAGGGCCTCTTTCAAGCCCTCGTCGTCTGTATCGGCCATGGCCTGTAGTTCGGCGAGCTTACCGGTGAGTGCGTAGAGTTGAGTCATGCTGCGGCCTCCGTGCCTTTCTCAAGCACAGCTTTGCGCTCCTCGAATGCTCGAGTGATTCGCGCGATGAAGGTGGGTTCGTTGCGACGAGTTGCCTCGCGGATGTATTTCACGTTCAGAAGCTTGAGTTCGTGAGTCGTGACGGCTTTGCAGATGGTTTCGACCGCTGAGGCAAGCCAGTCGACACGCTCTTGTTTTTGGCGAAGTATCTCGGCGTCCTTGTCCTCGGCTTTTTCAAGCTTAAACTCTTCGGTGATGGTGTCGACGTAGGTCGGATCGTCGAACATGCCCATGTAGATGTCGGCGGCGAACCCCAGGGGCTGCAGGCATTTACCGATGGCGTCCGTCAGCGATTTTTTTGCCGCGTCCCAGTCAGTAAGAATTTTTCCCTGCTGCAGGTAGATAAATGGCGTATGGCCGTAGTGCTGCACCGTGCATTTTTGCCCGGCGTTGCCCAGGTACCAAAGTTCGATTTTTACGGTGTGCAGCTTCGCGCAGATCGTTGGTGCCTCCGGCCACTCTTTTGTGGGTGCCTGGAGCGGTGCACCCTCGTCGAATCGATCCTCCAGGACGCTCCAGCCCCAGCCCTCACCGCATGGTCCGAAAATTTCTGTTGCCTTGCGCATGAGGTAGGTTGGTCTGATCGCTGTGCCCTTAAAGCCACCTGCGCCAGTGTATTTTTTTGTAGCGTCAGGGTCGGTTGTGTTGACCTGATCCCAAATTCTCGTGTTCTCGGACATTACTTATTCCTCCAGCCGTCAGCACGCTTGACCAGTTCCTTGAAGGAAGCTGCGGGCAGCCTGCTCAGGTATTTTTTGTTGTCGCGGTACCATTCTTCCAGGGCAGCTTTGGGTGTCTGGATGGCCACGACGTGGGCGACCTGCTGTTTGTATGAGGTCGAGTTGGCGACTTGCGAGTGGAATGTCCGGCTCACCACTACGGTGTTGGTCATTCCCTGCTTGACCAGGGTGTTCAGCTCTTCCTGGGATTGAACGGCAATGGCGCCCGGGTGCTTCTGCTGGAACAACCTGTAGCAGGCCTCTCTCACAAGCTCGGTGCTGCCGTACTCGACGTATTCAACGTCGAGAATTCCTGCCTCGATCTTCTCCGCCACTTCATCCAGGCGCCCGGTGTCGATCCAGGCGTTTTTGGATACCTGTTTCAAGTCCCAACCGCTGACCGTCTGGCGGTCACGCTCAAGCTGCAGGTATTCGGGGAGGATGTCGTAGCCGTAGGTCAGGTCGGTGTCGCAAACAAACAGCGTGCCGACGTAAAGCTTTCCGGGCCGGGAGGGCAGGATGTGGCCGTACTTGGTGCCGATCACGTCGCTCATTGGTGGCTGCATGCGCAGGCACATGCTGCGGATTTCCGCTTCGTCATGATCGGTGAGGCCGGAGACGACGAATTCAACACCCTGGTTCTGCCGGTGCGCAGGGGTCTCGTTGATGCATAACACTTCGGCGTCAAACTGGTCGCTGTGCCGGAACTCTGGTACCCATTGTTTGTTGCCGTTCAGCACCTTCACGTCGTAGCCATTCCGGGTCAGCACCAGCAGGGCGATTTTGTAGCCCTCGCCGAAGCTGCCGATGGCATCTGTGCGGTCAGACTTGGACGTGCTGCCCAGCACCAGCGTGCTCGCCTCGAGCCTTGCAAAGCGGCTGGTGATGAACAACTGGCCGTCAGCGAAGGCATATTCGAAAGGTGACTCACTATCCAGGGCGTTCTGCACCAGCTCCCGGATGGCCTCTTTCAGGCCCCAGTGACGGACGTAATCGCGGGACAAGGGAAGTTCATAGGATTTGGAACGGATGCGATCTGCAATTGCTGCGAGCATGGCGATACTCCCGCGCCATCCTTGCGGGGCGCTGTGAGGCATTGGTTATTGAGTGATTTGATCAGCGAGGGCGCTTAGCAACATCAGGAAGGTGAAGAGGGCGAGGACCGGGAAAGAGCCGCGCCAGATCAGTAGGCGCCTGGTGCGCTGGCGGGTGGTCACGGCCGAACCCTCACCGCAATTCGACCGCCCTTCATGGTTGCCGCCAGGCGCTTCGGCAAGGTTGCCACGGCACGGTCACGCGGTTGGCCGATCACTTCATTGAAGGGGAGGCCGAAGCCCAGCATGATCAGCTTGGACTCCACGTCGTCGAGCTGCTCGTCGATTAGCGATTTAACCGGTGCGGTGGTCATGCGTCCTCCTTGCGCTGCGTGGTGATCTTCAGCAGCCGCTGGCAGTAATGGTTGAATTCTTCGACGGTGATCGCGTCGCCGGTGAGCATGTTCGTGATCATCCGCACCACGACGGCTTGGGCGCCTGGTTCGCTGCTGGGATGCTCCAGTGCCTCCAGCGCTTCATCGATCAGGATGTGCGGGCTCATAGATCTGCATCCACATCGTCTTCGCGCTCTTCCCGTTCCGCCGCTACAGCGTCTTCGGCATACGGTCTCAAAAGCGCTACAGCGATCTTCTCGACCGCTTCAATGGGCCGTTGCTGGCCCAGCAGGTCGGCAGCGTGGGCCCGCGCATCGCTCTGGCTGCCGAGCATTGCCGACAGCAGCAGGCGGGCAAACGCGTCACGCTGATCCAGGCCGTCTATCTGGCGCTGGTTCAGATGGCCTTGCAGAACAGTGCAGAACCGGTCGAACGTCACAACCTGCGGCTGGCCGTAGCGCCGCTTCCACTTGATGTCGACGCCGCATACTAGGCGCTCTGCCGAATGCTCAAGCCAGTCGGTCACCTCGTTGCTATCGCTGACCTCTGGAGGCAACTGAGCGTCGTAACGCTCCTGGCAAATATTCAATGCTGCGTTCATGGTCGCCTCCAAGGTGGCGGGTTGATCACCTGTATTCGTCAACACTCAAGCCTCCCGCTGGTTGCCGATGGGCGCGGGGGAGGAGTGCTGACGTAATAGAGGTGGGGAAGGGAGACGCCTGTTTTTGCAGGGGCAGGCTCCCTGTTTCCTCGCTTTCCACAGTCGAGGGAAACCCATATGCTTCGATTTCCACAGTTGAGATAAGGAAGATCGATATGCCGCATTTCATGGTGCGTGTAGAGCTGTTTGGCGCCGGCGCAGAAGAGTACGAGCGCCTGCATGCCAACATGGACGCAATGGGTATTGAGCGAGAAGTAGTTTTCACTGGCGGCGTCAGACATCAGATGCCGGCTGGAACCTACTTTGGCTCGAGCGCTTTAGGCGCAACAGCTGTGCGAGATAAGGTGCAGCGATTCGCTAATCCACTTTCTCCACATAGAGAAGCAGCCATATTCGTGTGCGAGGCCAAAGATAATCAGTGGTCAGCCTTCCTCTATCCCGCCTGATACGAAGGCTGCCGTCTTACCCCAAGGAACCACGTCAACGGCGTGATAACGAGCAATTCCCAGTACTCGCTTAAAAGCGGCATTGAAGTCAGTGCCGCTCTTCTCGGCAAACTCTTTCACCAACGCTTCAACCTCTCCAGCCTGCTCGTCGTTCATCGCCTTTCTCCGGTTGTTTTCCCAATGCACCCGTCACCAGGTGCATCAGTGAACGGGCCCGTCATGCTGCGAACAGATCTTGCTGATGCGGCTGCGGCATGCAGCGCTGGAGCCCGGCGCGGATGGCTGATTCCAGCAGTTCGGCGTCTTGCTCAAGCTCAGGGAATTCCCCCGCAAATTCGCACACCGCGCTGCGCAGCCCGGCTGCCTCACGCTGCAGAGTTGGAAGCACGATGCTGATCATGTTGCCGATCGTGCGCAGATCCAGGCTGCAATCCCGGCAGAGCCGGATGTAGTCGAGCATGTACTTCGGCATTTTGGTGTCCTCCGTTGATTTCCAATGCCGCCTCATAGAAGCGGCATCAGTAAATCTTTGGGTGTTTCATCTCCACCACGCGCATCGCCCGATTCATATCTCTGGCCGACGTCACACATTTCGTGAGCGGTGTTCTTCGCCGACCGGCTTGCGTGGTTTCGCGTACTCACATCTGGTGAGCACGGCCAGTTCCAGAGCTGGCGTGGAGATCGAATTTATTGCTCGCGCTGTGCCCATTGCTGGGGATCGATCTGCGAGGTTCCCGTGCTGTTAAAGAGCGGTGGGCTGTGAGGCCCTTCGCAGTGGCTGTGTATCGCTGCGATGGTGTTAATTTAGCCCCAAGCTAAAATATCGTCAATAGCTCAGAGCTAAATATTTAGCGACAGGCGAAATTATCGCGACCCGCCAGGTCTATGACTGAGGTCCATAAGCGCTTTACGCGCCAGTTAGCAGTGAGCTATGATTTTTCCACTGGCTGTATGGATATACAGCGTTCAGTCGGGGGAAATTTTATGGCACAGAAGCAGGCGGCACTGGCAGCACAGCAGGAAATTAGTGGTATGGAGCGCCTTGCGCTACGCGTCTCATCGATGATCAATCACCCGGTCGCGCAGGCGCAGCGCTGGGTGACGATTCATCGTCTGGACACGGACGGGGATCGGGAGTGGGAAGAGGTGCTGAGCGTGATCGCTGACACCGACGAGCTTGAGTTGACGCTCAATGACGACGGCAGCGTTACGGTGAGGTGGGAGCAGCAGGAGGTGGAGAAGGCAGGGAAGGGCGAGCCCACATTTGAGCCGGAAGAAGAGGTGGCGCCTTTTTAGCGCGCAATAAAAAGCCCGCTTTGGGCGGGCTTCAATTCAACGAGACTAAAGATCTACGAGCCGGATAGTGTAAATACGTACCTCAGAGCGACTCCGAGCAATGCTGAAGCGATGGCTCCAATTACAATCGCTCCGCCCAAATACTTACCCATCGTAACCTTGATACCGTTGACATCCTCACCAACCTTCTTCGTATCTGCTTTGATGGAGCTTACGTCCTTTTCGATCCGGTCAAAACGCGATTCTGATATCTTTTCCAGCGCTTTATCGCGCTCTAACTGAGCCGCTAGAAAGCCTGAAAATCTTTCGGCTAGCGCTGCATCTCTCGCGATCTGTTCATTTCGAAACGATTCTTGTCTCAGGTCAAATTCACGTTTTAACTGCTCATCACGCAAAGCAAGCTCTTTACGATATTCATCTGACCGCCTTTCGCCGTCCTTTTCCATGCGCTCTATGCGCTTATCCATCCGGTCTTCAATACTGGATAAGGTTGACCTTAGCTCGTCCCGCGTTATGTCGTTCATTTTCCGAGTATCACTCGTTACAGGTCTATTGTCATCAACAAGGTCTGCTGCCAGGGTGCTCGATTTTTGATTAATCCCCGGAAATCTAGTGCAGGCTTCGAAATGATTTTTCATATCATTCGCTGTTCCAAATTTGGTCGTTGCGCTACTCATCGCTGGCTTCCACAGCTGACGAGTTATCGTCGTCGATCAAATCTGAGTCAGGCCTTGGATTGTTTTCCACCCATTCGTGAACAGTTGAGGCCATGTGGGTGCGAAGATAGCCGCAACTGTTACAAAAATATCCAAAGGTGGACATGTAAAACATATCAGGTCGGTTTCGTACAGGCATACCTAGGCGAAGCGTTGGTCCGTCATCGTCAGGGCAAAGGATAGTCCAATCCTCTCCCTGACAAAGCGGGCAATTTTCATCCTTACCTGCTCCTTTTGCTACAAGGAATCTTGCAAAGTCCTTAGAATCAACAGCAAACATCGTGAGCCGCTTCGGCTTTGACTCGGGTGTATCGGTCATTTATAGGCTCCCTGCATCATGCATTTTCAACCTGCCAGCCTCGTTGTCACGTGGTGAAATTGAGACCTATACCGGTTGTCCGTTCCATACGTAAAGCACCCGGGCCAGGATATGGGTGTCATCCACCCGGATGTCTTCGGGGTCGTGGTGCTTGTTGTCCGAAATCATTTTGAAGCGATCCTTGCCTTTCTTTTGCAGGCGCTTCACGTACAACATTTCGTCGTGGGAGAAGAGGTAGATGCCGTCCCCGGTGAACTCCCGGATCGTGATGTCGACCAGTAGCGGGTCTCGATCCTTGATGGTTGGAGCCATCGACTGACCCCACCCGGTGATCATCTTGAGGTGGAAGTGCTCTTTGAAGGTGACACCTAGATCACGCAGGTGCTTGGGGCTGACCCTTATGTCCTGGAGCATTTCCGGATATTCGTGCGGGATCTGCCCGCCACCCATCGCCGCGCGCACATCGTAGTGCGCAATCCACACCTCATCGCCGACCTGGCCAGGGCGAGAGAAGTCGACAGTTATGACGTTGCTCGACTCGTCAGCGGCCGCAATAATCCTGTCACGAGCTGTGCTCGTTAAACCTTTGACCTTCGAAAGCATCTGCTTTATCTGGTCCGCCGCTGTCTGTGCGGATGTCTCGTCTGCGTGATCGCTCGAAGTCAGCTCTTCAGCTGGAGTTATCGACTCACCTGGCGATATGGAGTCAAACCAACCTCTGGGCAGCCCCTCGATCGCCTCGATTCTCCGCGCTACATCGTCTCCCAAATTCTTCGCTGTCTTGTCCGACAAAATCTGGCTCAGGTGCGCAGGCGCCATTCCCCAGCGCTCGGCGCACGCGCCTTTTCGCTGGTTTCCTATGAGGCTGATCAGTTGCTTTTTACGAATCGCATAAATATCCATGCGGGCAAGAATGCCAGCGTTTAGCTCAATGCTAAATGTGCTCAAAGCTAAATATTCCTTGCTACGATATTAGCCATAAGCTAAATTTCTCCCATGTTTAAGGAGAGATCCCATGAATGACCATCTGCGTGACTGGCTCGCCAGCGCTTCAAACGAACGGCGCCAGTCAGTGGCTGCTGCTGCCAAGACGACGGTAGGGCACCTGTGGCAGCTGGCAGGCGGTCACCGAAAAGCCTCGGCCGACCTGGCAGAGCGCCTTCAGGACGCATCAGCTGGAGAGATCACCATCGCAGGTTTGCGACCGGATCTTCTCGACCTGGCGCACAAAGTCCTACGCGGCGCCGCCTGACATCCCTGTTCGCCGTTCCATTGAAGCCAGATTAGAAGAGAGCAGCCCCCATGCAAACGTCCAGTTCCAGACACACCGTACAAACTCGTGATCAGGTGCTGGTCGCACACGCTGCAAACCAGATCGCACGCACCAGCCTGAGCCAGGACGACTTCGCCCAGGCACTGAGCCGCGAGCTGCATCTGTCCTGCCCAGAGAAGGCCGTCGCCAAAGAGGTGCCGGACTTTGCCGCGCTGACCTTGCAGAACGACGTGTCCGACTTTGTGAAGGCGACCGGCCGCTGGCTCAAGCGTGTTCAGCGCTGGTTGTCCGGTGATCAGGAAATGCCGTCCTGGCTGGAAGAGTCGTGGGTAAACGCCCTTGAGCCTGAATTCCGCGACCACTGCGTGAACGAACTGGCGAGCCGCCACGGGCTGACTGGCGCCCGCCAGATGACCAGTGACCAATGCGCGAACAAAAGCTTCGGCGCACTGATCCGCGCCCTGGGTGATGTGATCGACACCGGCAGCGAAGTGTTTGACGACCAGGTGATGTGCGAACTGGATCTGCCGCACCTACCGGCATTCGCCAAGCAGTGCCGCCAGGTTGAAGCGAAGGCGGGGGAGCTGGGGCGCCGTGCCGAGCAGTTGCTCGCGGCGGCTCGTCCACTGAAATCCATAGCCTGAATTACAGGCACAAAAAAGCCGACGTACGAGGTCGGCTTCTTCAACAGCTTTGAGCGAGAGAAATCATGCCAAACATTGTTCCGATACACAACCCTCGGGGGTTCACCCGAATGGACAACCAGATGATGGATGGCTTGATGGCCATCGATTTGTCGGCGCGCGAAATGAAGATAGTTCTGTACGTGGCAAAAGCCACCTTGAACTTCAGCACGGGCGCCCATCGCATCCCGGCGGTCGATATCGCTAAGGCAACCCACATCCACCCTGACACCGTGTCGAAGGCTATATCCGGCCTGTTGCGCCGTCGCGTGCTGTATCGGGAAGGTGGTGCACGCGGTGACATCGGCGTTTGCGACCCAAAAGAGTGGATCTTTGTAGTAGAGCCGAAACAGACCATATCGTCTGATTCGGCTCAGGTGGTCCGAATCGGCTCAGCCGCGAAACAGACCAAAACCGACGACTCCCTTCTTTATACAAAGAAAGAACCCCTATTAACTCTTTCTACGAAAGAGATTAATCCGCCCCAAGAGCCGGCCGAACTTCCGAAGCCTGATCGCAAGACTCCGTTCGGCATGGCGCAGTTGTTGGCCGACAACCCTCACAACGTCCCTGAGCAACTGCTGGCCGACTGGCTGACACAGCGCAAAGCCAAGCGCGCCGCAGTGACCGCCACCGTCTGGGCGACCGTGAACACCGAGCTGGCCAAGTGCGCCGAGGCCGGGATCACCCCAGACGACGCAATCACCGAAGCGCTGAATTCCGGCTGGCAGGGTTTCAAGGCTTCCTGGGTGATCAAGCGCCTGGCGGAATCCGCCCAGGTGCCGGCCCCTCAGTCTCGTCACACCGGTTTTGCTGACCGCAACTACACCGATGGCCTGATTCAGCGTGAGGACGGTTCCTATGCGATCTGAGCCCGTCCAGCAAAGCCCAGAACTCCCGCCGGGCACCCACATCCAGCCCGCCGAGTGCGAGACCCACGGCCACTACGACCAGAAGATTTTCCCGGTGCTGGGCAAGGAGTTGAAGAGCGGTTGCCCTGAGTGCGGCCGGATCATTCGCGAAAAGGCTGAAGCTGCCGAGCTGGCCAACAAGGCGATGGAGTTGCGCATGTCCATGGAGCGCAAGCTCGGTGCCGCGCTGATCCCCAAACGCTTCGCCAGCAAGACTCTGGACGGCTACGTCGTCACCACCACGGAACAGCGAAAGGCGCTGAACACCTGCCGCCGGTATGCCGCCGAGTTCGCGCAGATCGCCGAATCGGGCCGCTGCTTGTTGCTGTTGGGCAAGCCCGGTACCGGCAAGACGCACCTGTCCGTGGCGATCGCCAACGAGATCATGGCCAGGTCGAGCGCAACAGCGGTGTACCGCACTATCGGCGCTGTGCTGCAGGCCATCCGCGCGACCTACGACCAATCCAGCGACCAAAGCGAAAGACAGATCCTGTCGAGTCTGATCAGTCCCTCGTTGCTCATCCTGGACGAGATCGGCGTCAGCAAGGAGAAGCCCAGCGACTTCGAGCTGACGACCTTGTTCGCAATCATCAACGGCCGGTACGAAGAGCTGCGCCCGACGGTGATCGTTTCCAACCTGGATGGGCAGGCGCTGCCAGGAGCCATCGGCGAGCGCTGCATTGATCGGCTGCGGGAGGGCGGGGTGATCGTCATTCCGTTTGAGTGGGAATCGCAGCGCGGCAAGGAGGGATTTTGAAATGACTGACTACACCGAACTGAAGCGGCTGGCCGAGGCCTGCATCGCTGCCGGCGAATACCTGCCGGGTGAAGCATGGGAAGAGGACCGTAGCTATTGCCAAGCAGAAGTGGCGTTTCTTGAGTTCGTGCCCGTGGCAACACCTGCCGCAGTCCAGGCGCTGATCGCCGAGAACGAGCGCCTGAAGACATTGCGGAGCGCAACCGAGCGTGATCTTGCGCAAGAGCTTGAGGTTTGGCGGAGCGGCCCGTCCTGCTGGAGTTGCGGCGATACCGGTGACGTGCATGACATGGTCGGCGAATGGCGCGGCCAATGCGATTGCAATGCAGCCAAGTTGATTGATGTTTCCAGCGAGCGCAAGCAGCTCAAGGCCGAGAACGAGGCGCTGAATACGGCCATTGAAGACCTTGAAAGGGGGCGCGTTGCGGGCTTCGAGGAATACGATTTCACCCGCCTCAAGGATCGCCGTGGAGACCAGAAGGTTTTCGAAATCACCATTGAAACCGAGTGCGGTTGTGACGTCGAAGAGGGCGAATACACCGTCCGAATTACGCATCTGCTGGGCAATTGGCTGGGCTCTGACGACTTTGGGTTAATCGCAGACGCTGTGGCCGAAGTAGTTGCGGATCTTGGCTTGCCGGAAGAGGGCTATACCACCTTCATCGCTTATGAGTCGGGCGAACGGCAGGACGTGTACTGCACCAAGTGGTTTGAGATTGCGACTGTCGCCTCGGTACTGGCCGAACCGGGCGCCGCCATGGGCAAGGGAGAGCAGTCATGAACCCGATCATTACTCACCAAATGCAACCATGCCCTTACAGCTGCGTGTCGACCTGCATGGCAATGATTGTTGGTCGGCCGGCACAGGAAGTCATCGAAGAGATGCACAAGCCCTATCGCGACGGCGACCTGACCATGCGGCAGATGCTAGAGCGCCTCGGCGTTGAATACACGGCTTTCTTCAGCCTGGACTGCCCACCCCTGGCCGATGAGGGGGCTTATGTGTGCACGTCACCTTCGCTCAACATCGAAGGCGGCAACCACCAGATCCTGATCGAGGTCACCGACGAGGGCTACTTCGTGCTCGACCCGGTTCAGGGGCGCGAGGACCGCAAGTATTACGTGGCGCGCGGGAAGGGTGAGGGCAACCCGCTGGCGATCGACCTTGGCGGCTTCGTCGTCGATGCCTTTATCTCGCGCGACCATCTTTTGGCCCAGCGCACCGGCGAGACTTTGACGGAGGCTGCAGCATGACTAAGCCCGCCAAGCCCCGTCCAATGCCTGTGTACCTGGTGCTGCGCCGCCTGGTCGATCCTGCTACGGGCAAGGAGGTTGCAGCGTTCGTGCCGTCCTCCGACGCCGACCGGTCAATCCTTCGTGAGCGGGATTTCCGGATCAACACGAAGATCCGCGCCGACCTCAAGCAGCCGCGCAATCCACGGTTTAACGGATTGGTCCACGGCCTGGGCCGGGTGCTGAGCCAGAACATCGACCGGTTCTCCGGCAAGCAGTCCCACGACGCGATCAAGGCACTGCAGTTGGAGTCGGGCGTGTACTGCGACGAGGAAGCGTTCGACATTCCGGGCCTGGGCCAGCTTACCCGCAAGACGCCCCGCAGCCTTTCCTACGACTCGATGGGGGAGGAGACATTCCAAGACTTTTGGCGCCAGTGCTGCGCGTACCTGGTGCTGCACGACTGGCCGACGCTCACGGAAGAGCGACTGACCGAAATGGCAGAGTTTGAAGCATTTAAGGAGGCTGCATGAAAAACGGAGAAGCAATTGTGATTCTCGCCGGTGGCACTGCCTGGGTTTGCGGAATCGCGCTCGCAAAGGGTTTCTGGATGACGGCCATAAGTGCTGTGCTGCCCCCCGTGGCCTGGGTGCTGCTGGCTGAGCATCTGATGGGGGCGGTCGCATGAAGCGCACTCCGCTACTGCGCAAGACACCGCTCACGTCTGGTGGCCCACGCCGCCGGCGCTGCCCAGCGTGCCGAGTGATGTTCGTGCCTGCCCGTGCCGCGCAAACCGTATGCGGGGAGATCGAGTGCGCAATTGCTTATGGGCAGTCGGAGAAAGGACGGGCGATCGCTGGTAAGGCGCTGGCCGAAGTAGGGCGCCGCGAGATCAAGGTCCGCAAGGAGAAGCTGAAGACAAGGGCCGACCACCTCCGCGAAGCCCAGGCCGCAGTGAACGAGTACGTCCGCCTGCGCGATGCGCACCTGCCTTGCATCAGTTGCGACTCGACGCCGAACGACAACGATCTCATGACTGGCAGCCGGTGGGACGCTGGGCACTACCGATCTGTCGGTGCCTGTCCAGAGCTGCGCTTCGAGCCGCTGAACATCCACCGCCAGTGTGTGAAGTGCAACCGCAACCTTTCCGGCAACGCGGTGGAGTACCGAATCCGCCTGGTGCTGCGCATTGGTGCCGAGAAGGTGGCCTGGCTGGAAAGCCTGCACCCACCGTGCAAGTACACCGTGGAAGAGATCAAGGCCATCAAAGCCGAATACCGGGCAAAGAACATAGAATTGAAGAAGGGGCAGGCAGCATGAAACTGATCAACGCACGTCAAGCGTGGACTGATGCGCAGCACGAATCGAACGCCTCAATCAGTGCTGCGGCGGCTGATCGGGCCAAGTCCGCAACCGTAGTCAGGAAGGAAAAGGCAGCGCTCCGAGAGATCATCTTCGCTGCCCAGGGCGATGATAAGGAAGAGCGCATCATGGCTGTGCGCCAGAAGATCAGCATTGCCGAAACGCGGCGCGCACCAATTGGCCGCTCCACACATCGTGCAGCTCACCTTCTCACCATGGGCAAGGTGCAGAAGGCAATCGAGTCGCTCCCGTTCCAGGTGCAGCAGCTTGGCCACTACCTCTACCACCCATGCATGACCGTCGTGCACATGCTCAACGCCGAAAAGCTGATTTGGGCTGATACGGACTTTGGCGCGCTCACCGACGCCAAGGCAGCGAAGGTTCATTGCCTCATCACCTGCGCCCTGCAGTCCTACAAGGTAGAGGTGAGCGGCGGTGACGCATGGGGCCCGGCTCGAGTGTCTGACGCCATGATGAAGCTGTATGGGATCACCATCGAACCCAAGCACTGGGACCGTGACTGGCTCGACATCTGGAGTTTCCTGCGAAAGGCCATAGAGGAAGTGGATATTAAGGCTCAGGAGCCTGTATGGCAGGTGATACACGCGGAAAACTCTGAGGATGCGGCATAAAGTTGTTGCTATGGTGGGGAATTTGATGTACTTTTCCCACACTGCGCAACTTACATCCAGCGCACGACCACATCGAAGCCCGGCCACTGCGCCGGGTTTTTGCATTCTGGTTTCAACTGAAGCATTCTTTGAGCTCAATGGAGCGAGACTTATCAGATGAATCAGGAAATTGCACTCGAAGTAATAACGTTGCATGACGTTGTGAAGAAGCGGCTGGACAGCGAGCGTCCAGAGGGGATTCAAGTAGGCCTGCCTTTGTTTTCGAATAAATTATCGCCGAAGGATTTGGAGCAAATACGAGCCGATTTACACGCGAAGCTGAAGGCGGAGGCGGTGGTAGATGGTTTCGAACCTCTGGTTGCACTCGCCCGTCCTCAAGACGAGAACGAGGCGGGTAGCTTGATCGTGACTTTTCAAAAGATCTGACCTGAAACTTTCCGGCTGGGGATACAGCCCGGCCACTTCGCTATTTTGAGCCTCGGCATTCGCCGGGGCTTTTTCGTTTTCGGCTCCACCACACCCATCGCTCTGAGCTGGGAGTGCTGCTGGGGCTGACCTATTTCAAAGCCTCCACTGCGGAGGTAATAGAGCGATCATCGAAGGCGCTTCCGTCTTGCTCTGATCGAACAATCCGCATGTTCTTAGGCGCGCTGACCCCTAGAGACACGGTGTCGCCTTCGACCTTGATCACCTTGATTTGGATTTCTTCGCCGATGTATAGGCGTTTATTGGGCGTTTTGGCTATGACTAGCAATGGGTATCCCTTTTGATTGGCTCCTGTATCCGTGGGATTAATTGCATGAGTTCTGCGCAAAAAATGTAGGACTTGTCTGATTGTTCTGCCGAAAGGCCTTATTTAATCCTTCTCTCCTTGATCGGGAGAACAACAATACATGGAGTGACGATGGATCCTACTGACCTCGGACCAGGCACAGCTACCTGGCTGGGCGGTAGCGCCACCGTTGTACTGGGCGGCCTGCTTTGGCTGCGCCGCTTCCTTTCCAAGGATGCGACCGACCGGGCAATGGACAGCGCCGATATCGGCACGCTAAAGCGCCTGAACGAGTTGCTGAACCAAGAGCGCGCCGCCCGCAAAGAAGCCGAGGCCCGCGCCGATCAATTCGCGAAAGAGCGGAATGACCTTGCAGCCGCCGTTGGGCGCATGGAAGGCAAGATCGAAGCACTCACAAGCCAGGTCGCTCAACTCACTGACCGCGTGACGCAACAGAGCGACGAGATCACTCGCCTGCGCACCAAGCTGGGAGGGATCGCCTGATGGACAGATGCGCACTGGAATTTATCGCACGCCGCTGGTGGCGCCGGGCCGAAGTCTGGGCGATTGCCGTCGTGCTGGTTGGTGGTGGTGCCGTCCTGGGTTACCAGGCCGCCTACTGGTCGCTCGCCGAGAGCCAAAGCAATCAGGTCAAGGGCATCCGCGAGGCGTACGACACCGCGATGACTGAGCGTGATAAACGCCTGGAAGAGTTGACTCGCAAGACCGGTACCGCCGCCGACAAAGCCACGAAGGCTGCAACGACAGCGGCCCAGGCTGCCGACAAAGCGGACGAAGCCCTCAATCGGGTATCGCAGTAATCCGCGCCACGTTTTCGTAACTCACAATTTGTGGCGCAGTCATGAGCTGGCCCAGGCTGACGCGGCCGAGATGCCCATTTGCGCCCCGATGCCGAGTGCCTTTTCTGTTAGGGATTTAACAGAGCTCAAGACGCCATCTCTTGCGGCGTCTTGAAGCTGAGTGCCGATGCTGGCCCCATTCAAGCTATTTGGCGTTTTAAGCACCTCTAAGCCCTTCGCCGAAAGCACGCACCCTTTGAAAATACCAGCGAGCTCATCAATACCATCTTGCTTTTCAGACCATATGTAGCCGGCCTGGATTAGCCACGACATTGTAAATTTGAAAATATCAAGTTGGTGAAAGTAGTGCTTATCCCATGCCTCGAACTTAGGATCCAATGCTGATGTGTCTTCAGACACCATCGGCTCGACGATGATACGCATCGGAAAGCTGTGATACAGCTTGGCCAGTATGAGCCCTACCGCATTGTCGAATTCGTCGATGTTAGATTCTGCCATGCAACCCCCAGTAGGCTGGATGATTGTTAGAGTTGTGCCGCAGGTGAGAGCGGCACTAGGGCTTACTGGTTGAGTGCCTCTTCGATCTTGTCTGCATAGGCGCTGAGATTTTCCAGTTCGCCCTCTAAACCGCCGCTTTTCTGCACGCTAGCGAGTATCAACTCCAGCGCGCTGGCAACCGCCGCTGCACGGCGAATAGATTTGCGATCTGTGCCCGAGGCGTTCGTGTTTGTGATTAGCTTGAATGTTTCAGACATGAATACTTCCTTGCATTAAGTTGATCCTCACCAATACCGGCAACGCGCCACTATTTCAACCCCGCCTTTAGGTAACCTGAGACAATTTATGACAACCAAGCAACCCGACTGGGAGGCAATCGAACGTGCCTACCGGGCCGGGATGCTTTCCTTGCGCGCCATGGCGGAACAGTTCGGCTCAAAGGAGTCGACAATCCGCAGCAGGGCAGCCAAGAACGGATGGAAGATGGATCTGACCGCCCAGGTAAAGGCGGCAACCAAAGAGAAGCTTTCGCGCAGCATTTCGCGCACCACCGTCGCGCAATCTGATGTGCGCGAAGATGCGCAGATTATCGAGGAAGCCTCAGACGTTGCGGCCTCTATCGTGCTGTCACACCGTGCTGATCTTGCGCAATGGCGCGGGATCGCGAATAAGCTGCGCGAGGCATTGGACGAGCTACTGGTCACTGAAGATAACCACGGCGACTTTGCCCGCTCCCTGAACGCTGGTGTTGATGCCCAGCTCAAGGTCATCAAGGGCGAGCGCCAAGCCTACAACCTCGACACCGAGACCGGCGACAAGACAGTCAGCGACCTGGCTGCACTGATGGACGATCTATCGAAGGAAGCCTGACATGAAGCCCGAGCACTTGAAGCTGCTCCGGGACAAGCGCTGGCGGTTGAACAACCTCTACTTCATCACGGACAAGCAGGGCAAGAAGGTCCGCTTCCGGATGACGGACGAGCAGATCGAGTACTTCGATGGGATGCACACCCGCAACATCATCCTGAAGGCCCGGCAGCTTGGCTTCACCACCGAGTGCTGCATCATCCAGCTCGACGCTGCGCTGTTCGAATCAGCCAAGTGTGCCCTGATCGCTCACACCCTGAACGACGCCAAGCGCCTGTTTCGGGAGAAGGTCAAATATGCCTACGACAACCTTCCTGCTGAGATACGCGCCGCCAACCCGGCGAGTAACGATGCTGCTGGTGAGCTGGTGTTCAGCAAGGGCGGATCGCTCTACGTCAGCATCTCCTTCCGGGGCGGCACGCTGCGTTACCTGCACGTATCTGAGTTCGGGAAGATATGCGCCAAGTTCCCGCACAAGGCCCGCGAGATCGTCACCGGTGCCTTCGAGGCTGTCGCCACCGATTGTTTCGTCACGATTGAATCGACGGCGGAGGGCCGGGCAGGCTACTTCTTCGATTACTCGCAGAGCGCTGAACGCCAGCAACTGGCCGGCGTGCCCCTGGGCCTGCTGGACTGGAAGTTTTTCTTCTTCTCCTGGTGGAAGAACAAGGCCTACTGGCTTGACCCGACTGACGTGGTCATCCCGCAGCGCCTGACCGACTACTTCAACGAGCTGTTCGCGAAGCACGGCATTGACACGAACCCAGGCCAGCGAGCCTGGTACGCCGCCAAGGAGAAGACTCTCGGCGACGACATGAAGCGGGAATACCCGTCACTGCCGGCGGAAGCCTTCCAGCAGTCGATCGAGGGCGCCTACTACGCCAAGCAGTTCACCAAGCTGTATGGCGCGCAGAGGATCGGCCCGCTACCGGACAACAGTCATCTGCCGGTGCACACAATATGGGATATCGGCGTCGGCGACTCTACGGCTATCTGGTTCGTTCGGATCGTCGGCGAGGAATACCACGTCATCGACTTCTACGAGAACAGCGGTGAAGGCCTGCGGCACTACATGAAGGTGCTCAAGGATCGCAAGTACACGTATGGCGATCACTGGGGCCCGCACGACATCGACAACCGCGAATTCGGTAGCGACGGCAAGACCCGCCGCGAACTGGCCCGGGAGGGCTACGAGATCGACGGGCAAAAATACAGCCTCAAGTTCAGCGTTGTTCCAAAGCTCGGCATCGACGAAGGCATTGAGCAGGTTCGGGAGATCCTTCCGGCCTGTGCCTTCGATGAGTCCAAGTGCGAACTGGGTATTTCCTGCCTGGAGAACTACCGAAAGGAGTGGGACGACAAGCGGGGCTGCTGGAAAGACAAACCACTTCACGACTGGTCATCGCACGGCGCGGACGCCTTCCGCTACTTCGCCGTATCGATGGGCCGACGCAAACGCACAGGCGGAACACGCCGAATTGGAGGCTTGGCCTGATGCCAGTGCAATCGACAAACCCCGACTACGACGCGCACATCGCCGAGTGGGAGATGATGGACGACGCGCTCGAGGGTGAGTGCGCCGTAAAGCGCAACGAGCGCAACCTGCCCAAGCCGAGCGGTATGGTTGAGGCTGAAAAGCTGGATGGCGCGGGTAACAAGTACCTGTACGAGAACTACACGAACCGGGCTCAGTACGAGCATTGGGTACGCGACTCTTTGCGTTCGATGATGGGCTTGGTCTCCCGGTTGATTCCGGAGATCGAGCTTCCTGCTGGGCTTAAGGGGGTGGAGGACAACGCTACTGCTGACGGCTTCGGCCTGAAGCAGCTGTTCTTCCGCATGGTACGCCAGGCCATCTCCCACGGCCGTGTGCCGCTGGTGGTGAACATCGACGACGGCAGTGAACCGTACTTCTCGACGTACGCCACGCGCAACGCCATTAACTGGGACACCGCTGATCAGGGCGGTCGGCAGGACCTGGTCCTTTCGGTGTTCCGCGAGTTCCGCAAGAAGGGTGGCGATCGCTACAGCCATGACTGCGACACGGTGTTTCGTGAGTTCTTCATGCTCAACGAGGTCTGCTACACCGCCGTGCGGAATGAAGGCGGTGAGCTGGTCGAGGACGAAAAGCCGCTGGGCACCACTGATACCGACAACCGGCTGGTCAAAGGCCTGCCATACCTGCCCGTGATTTACTGCGGTTCCACCGACAATTCCCCGGATGTCGACGAGGTGCCGCTGCTGACCATGGCGCGTGCCGCGCTGAAGTCCTACCAGTTGAGCGCTGATTACTTCACGTCGTTGCACTACACCAGCCATCCACAGCCGTGGGTTGCAGGGATGGATGACGTGGAACTTAGCGTCACTGGCCCATCCGCTGCTTGGGATCTTGGTCCAACGGGATCCTGCGGCTATCTGGAGTTCCAGGGCGCCGGCATTGAAGCCGTGCGCAAGGCCATGGATGACCAGAAGAATGCCGCGCTTGAGGCCGGTGCGAAGGTCATGGACGTGGCCGGTACCGAGTCGGGCGAGGCGCGTAAAACACGGCAGAACGATCAGCACGCCACGCTGCACAGCATCGTCATCACTGTGGCCGAGGCGGTGGAGCAGGGCCTGCGATACGCCGCCGAGTGGAAGGGCTATGACCCCAAACAGGTCAAGTTCAAGGTGAACCCTGAGTTCGTGACCCCGGTGGTCGACGCCCAGGTGCTCGCCGAACTTCTCAAGGGCGTGATGGCCGGCGCACTCAGCGCCGACACCTACTGGCAGTACCTCACCACCGGCAAGCTGCCGGACCGCCCATACGAAGAAGAGGCCGACCTGATCAGCGATGAGCGCGAGTCGGCCGGCATCAACCTGGACAACGACGATGCCAACGACAAGCCTGGCGCAGACGGACAGCCAACTGCTGGAGCAAACGACCCGCCACTCGGTAATGCTGGAGCGGCTTAAGGCCGGCGAGGTCAAGAAGTTCGAGAAGTACCTGCGTCAGATCGACAAGCTGGTGCGGGATCAACTCACCCGCAAGGAGCTGACCACCTACAGCCGGGACCGCCTTGAGCAGTTCCTGGCCCGGGTGGACGGCAAACTGTTGGAGATATACAAGGCCTACGGCGACCTGGTGCAGGCCGATCTAGTCGACATCGCGCTGTATGAGTCGAGTTTTGAGGCTAAAAGCGTGAGCAATGCACTCTCCATCGACGCGGTGGTGCCGACCAACACGGTGATCCGTGCGGCGGTGTTCTCCTATCCGCTGCAGGTGAAAGGTATCGACGGTGGAAAGCTGCTGAAGAGCTTCGTCAGCGGCTGGACGCGGACCGAGACGATGCGGGTCACGAACACTATCCGGCTCGGTTTCGGCCAGGGCCAGACCAACGCCCAGATCATCCAAGCGATTCGCGGGACCGCGGCGCAGAACTTCACGGACGGCGTCTTGGCGGTGAGCAACCGCAATGCTGCAGCCGTGGTGCAGACGGCAATCCAGCATGTGGCCACGACGGCACGGATGGAGACGCTGAAGGCCAACAGCGACGTGGTGCTGGGCTATCGCTGGGTGTCGACGCTCGACCGCAAGACCTCGCAGCAATGCAAGGGCCTGGATGGGATGCGTTTCGACCTGGGCAAAGGACCGCTGCCGCCGGCGCACATCAACTGCCGGTCAACTACGGTGCCGACCACCAGGCTTTCGGAGATGTTCGCCAAGGACGCCACGCGCGCCTCGGTGGGCGATAACGGCGGGGCCCAGGTCGACGCCGGCCTGAACTATTACGAGTGGCTGGCAACGCAGCCTGCGAGCTTCCAGGATCATGCCCTCGGGCCGGTCCGGGGTAAGTTGTTCCGTGATGGTGGCCTGACGCCGGAGAAGTTCGCCAAGTTGCAGCTCGACAAATCGTTCAAGCCTCTGACGCTTGCACAACTGAAGGAAGCAGAGCCTGACATGTTCACCCGAGCAGGCGTTACACTCGGCGCTCAACCAGGTTGAGATAGCACATGCAGATCATCGTTGAGGACGGGAAGGGCAGGCCAGATGCAAATAGCTTCGTGCCGCTGGAGAAGCTGACCTTCTACCGCGACTACTACGGGTTCCGTATACCTGACGCTGAGGCTGAGCAGGTCGAACTGCTGCTGCGCGCTGCCGCCGACATCAACGGTCGCCAGTGGAAAGGGCGAAAGGCCAATCCTGACCAGGCAATGGCCTGGCCCCGGCGTGACTGCAAGATCGAATACCAAACGCTTTCCGAGACATTCGTGCCCTTTGAGCTGGAATGGGGTCAGGTACGGCTGGCGGTCGAGTTATACGCTGTCGAACAGGGCTTCCCGATCGAAGAGCCGACCCACTGCACTGAGCCAAATGGCCGGCGCACGCGGCTCAATCGAGATACGCCCGGCCTGCGAATGCGGCCGCCGCCATACGCGCCGAGTAGGACTCAATTCGCCGATTATCTGGTGATGAGAGGGCTGCAATTGATAATTTCATAGCTTGAAAAGGTGGCCATTTGGTATAAGTGGCTTTTAGGCAATGGAGGCCTTATGGAAATCAAATGGGTAGCAGTAGCAGTAGCAGGGATTTTTTTTGGGGTAGTTTGCGGACTTCTAGGTCTAACTATAGGCATCTATTTTAATCCTGAATCCACAATCACATTTGTCCCAGTTTGGGGGAGTTTGGGGGACTGGGCATCCGCAATAGGTGCTTTCTCCGCAGTTGCGTTTGCATTGTGGCAGTCTCATAGACAGCAACAAAAAGAACTTCCAAGAGTAAAGATAATCAATCAATTTACACCTGATGAATGCCTACTTAGGGTTGTCTCAGAGGGGATTGTTCCGGAAAGTGTTCTAGGGGCTGAGCTGATATTCAAAAAAGATGGTTCTAAGATCGATCTGTTGACGTTTAGTCGAATCCCAAAAGGTGGCCAAACGACAAAGCTACAGAGAGGGGAATATCTTGATATCCTTGCTTTGAATAAGCACGACCTACTTCAGTTTATTGAGCAATGGGTTGCAAGGCCCATAGATCAAATGCGTCGAAGTGAAATTTATCCAGGTAACGGATATTTTAAGTTGAACAAGGTGTACTTCGATCGGCTTGAGGAGTTCTTTAAGCAAGATCTAGAAATCTTAATTAGGCTGGTTAGCAAGGATGTAACAGTTAAGGTTTCTCCAGAGTTTTTATCCGTAGCCAAAAGCTACGTTATAAATACTAGGAAGACTGAAGAAACAGAGCGAGCGGCATCTAGGAATGGTGAGGCGCGAGCAAGATATGAAGCAGGACTTCACCTTGAATACGGTGATCCAGAGACGTAAGTTTCAAGAGTGATTAATTAACCTCAAACCGCCCAATGGGCGGTTTTTTTATGCCTGCAAAGCGGGCCGACCAAACCCAAGGGGTGCACCAAGTGGCAGACGAAAACCAGATTGATCTTGAAGACCCGGCGGTTAAATCCGCGATCGCTGATGCGGTGGAAGCGGCGACCCTGGGCCTCAAGAATAAAAACACCGAGCTGCTTGGCTCGCTCCGGACCACTAAAACAGAACTGGACGGCTTCAAGGGCCAGTTTGAAGGCCTGGACATCGCCGCCGTGAAAGGGCTGCTGACCAAGGTTGGCCAGGATGAAGAGACCAAGCTGATTGCCGAGGGCAAGCTGGACGAGGTCATCACCCGCCGCACAGAACGCCTGCGCACCGACTACGACACCAAGCTGGCCGCCGAGAAAGCCCGTGCCGACAAGGCCGAGCAGTTCGCTGCCAAGTACAGCGACAAGGTCCTGGCCGATTCCATCCGCGCTGCTGCCATCAAGGCTGGCGCCCTCCCTGAGGCTGCCGAGGACATCATTCTGCGCGCCCGGGGCACTTTCAAACTCAGTGAAGACGGGGAGGCGATTGCCACCGACCGTGACGGCGAGGTCGTTTACGGGAAGGACGGGAAAACCCCGCTGTCACCGCTCGAGTGGGCGGAATCCCTACGTGAAACAGCAACACACCTGTGGCCAAGGGCTCAGGGTGCCGGGCAGACCGGCGACAACGGTGGCAAGGCCACGAAAAAGTGGGGTGAGTACACGGAAACCGAGCGCGCTGCGATCGCCCGTGACAACCCCGAGCTCTTCAAGAAAATCCAGGCCACCAAAGGAACCTAATCCATGGCAACTACCCAACTGACCGACATCTTCGTCGGCGACTACTACGCCTCGCTGGCGCCGGTTAACAGCCCGGAAAAGACCGCTGTGTATGAGTCGGGCATTGTGACCCGCTCTCCTGTGCTTGACGCGATCGCCTCCGGCAGCCAGGGCACCGCCGAGATCAGCTACTGGCAAGATCTCAACGCTGATGAGGCGCCAAACATCAGCAACGATGACCCGAACGACCAGGGCGAAGTTGGCAAAGTCACCCAGGACAGCATGCGTGCCCGCGTCCTGTACCTCAACAAAGGCTACGGCGTAACCGACCTGACTGCTGAGCTGGCCAACACTGAGCCTCAGCAGCAAATCCGCAACCGCTTCGGCACCTACTGGACCCGCCAGTGGCAGCGTTACACCCTGGGCGCGGCTCGCGGCATCATCGCCTCGAACATCGCGAACAACGGCGGTGACATGGTCATCGACGCGGGCGCGACCATCAGTGCGAATGCCTTCCAGGATGCTGCGTTCACCGCCGGCGATGCCGCTGACCAGTTCGGCGCGATCGGCGTGCACTCCGTGGTGATGAACCAGATGGTCAAGCAGGACCTCATCGAGTACCTGCGCGACTCCGACGGCAAGATCATCCTGGCCACCTACCTCGGCAAGCCAGTCTTCATGGACGACGCCCTGGTGTATGGCGCTGGCAAGTACCTGTCCGTGTTCTTCGGCCAAGGCGCTTTCGGCTACGGCGAAGGAACTCCCAAGGTGCCGGTAGAGCTGGAGCGTAAGCCAGGCGGCGGTAACGGCGGTGGTGCCGAGGTGCTGTGGGAGCGGAAGACCTACATCCTCCAGCCGGCTGGCTTCAGCTGGAAGGGTTCCGAGGCTCAGAACCTCAGCCCGACCGCCACTCAATACGCCGCTGCTGCGAACTGGCAGCGCGTGTTTAGCCGCAAGCAGGTTCCGTTCGCCGCGGTCATCAGCGGTACCACCACGCCGTAATCCGGCCCACACAACCTGGCGCTTTTATGGGCGCTGGGATGCTTTTGAGGTGACTTATGAAAGTGATCTACACGGACAAGCCGGGCAAAGAGCGCGGCGTGTGCTACCGCCTACTGAGCGAATTCTTCGGTGTCATCGGTTCCGCCACTGAGGTGGTCGTCGATGGCGATGCGCCGGATATCTTCGATGCTTACCAGGCCGCCGGCATCAAGGTTTCCGACGGCAAGGAGCAGGAAACCCCTGAAACCGACCCTCTCAAAATGAAGGTCCCCGAGCTGAAAGAGTGGCTGACCGCGAAGGGCATTACCTTCGACGCGACCGCCAAGAAAGAAGACCTGCAGGCCTTGGTGCCAGCGGAATAAGGACAAGCACATGACCGACTTCATCACCGTTGCCGATGTTGATGCCTCGCTGGGTCCTGACTGGGCTGGCACCGGTGATCCGGTCCTTGCTGTGACCATGGCCAATGCCTGGCTCACGGCCAAGATTAAGCGGGCCGTTCCCGATCCGGTCCCGGCCGAGATTAAAACAGCCGGCGCCCAGGTTGCCAAAGAGGCGGCGGCGGGCAAGTTGTACACGGCCACGCAGAAGGAAGTGCAGAGCAAGACGGTCTCGGCTCAGTCCGGCACATCGGTGAGCAAGACCTACGTGGCGGGCTCTACCGATCAGTCGGCGGGCGTGAACTTCGCCCTGGCCTTACTGGAGCCGTGGATCAAGCGCTCCGGCGTGATGATGCTGAAAAGGATCTGATCATGGGAATGTGCGAAGAGATCCAGGCCGAGCTGGCTGAAGCGTTCGACGATCCTGATGGCCTGGCCGACGCGGTGAAACCGGTGACAGGCGTGCGCAAGGTCGCGGGCGAGTACGATCCAGACTGGGGTGGCGAAACGCCGGAGACCACCGTGACGTACTCGGGGCGCGGCGTTCTTGGCAGCTACTTGTCCAAGGAAATCGACGGCTCTCTGATCCAGACGACCGACAAGAAGCTGCTTGTGCTGCAAAACGAGCTGTTCGTGTCAGAGGGCGGCGTGCCAACGGCTGTGCCGGCTGCCCCGGCTATTGGCGATATCGTCAACGGGTTGCGGGTGATGAATTTGTCCGCCGACCCGGCTGATGCGACGTGGACGGCGCAACTGAGGAAATGACATGGCGACTCAATCCGGCAGCTTCGCCCTGAGCCTGGCCGAGTTCGCCGCCCAGACTAGCGAAGCCATCGATGCCAGCGTGCGTGAAATCATCATCGAGGTCGGAAGCAGCCTGATCCGCATGTCTCCCGTGGGTAACCCGGAGATTTGGGCGCAGAACGCAGTGGCCACCCAGTACAACAAGGCCGTCGACGATCACAACAGCGCGCTGCGTAGTGACCCGGCCAACCTCACGAAGGGCGGCAGGCTCAAGAAGGGCCGCAAGCTCAACGACGGCATGGACATTAAGGCGCCTGAAGGCTACGTCGGCGGCCGGTTCCGTGCGAACTGGCACATATCACTCGGCGTGGTCGAGAGCGTCACGTTCGACGAGGTCGACCCGAGCGGTACCGAGACAGTGGCTGCCCTGGTCGCCGCAATGAGCGACTTCACCGCCGGCCAGATCGCCTACATCATCAATAACTTGCCCTACGCGATCCCGCTGGAGTTCGGCCATTCCACTCAGGCCCCCGGCGGCATGGTCCGGGTAACTGTGGCTCGCTTCCAGCAGATCGTGCTGGAGGCCATCAGGAACAACCAGGTATGAGTCACGCACGCGCCCGTCAGGCCATCGAAAACAAGCTGGCCGCATGGGCGGCTGCGCGCCCGATACGAGTGGCCTATTCGAACCAACCGTTTACACCGAATTCTTCTGAAACTTATCTGCGGGCTTTCCAGCTTCCGGCCGGCACCACATGCCGCTATCTCGGCGGGGAGGCCTACGAGTACTCAGGTGTTTACCAGATCAGCATCGTCTGCCCCTCTGCGCAGGCTATGGCAACCGCCGAGACACTCATTGACGAACTGACACGGCTATTTCGCGTCGACACGCCGCTGGCCCGCAACGGGTTCGAGGGTTTGATCACGGAGCCGGTAGATCAGGGGCCAACTATCACCGAGTCGGCGACCTACACGGTCCCGGCCAGCTTCACCTATCTGGGTGTCGCAGACCAACTGCCCGCTGGGGCATAACCTACCGCCGTCAGGCGGGCACTCAAGAGGAAATACACCATGGCCGCACGCTTCCCGCTGCCGAACGGCGCTGTGCTGGAGATCGCCAGCGTTTTGGGATCTGTCGTACCGTTCACTGCCCTGACAAATGCCAAGCCGCCAGTCGCCGCATCTGTAGGTCACACCATCGAAAACGGCGATGTCCTGCTGATCAATTCCGGCTGGGCCTTGATCAATGACCGCGCAGTAAAGGCATCTGGCATCACCGCCGATGCTTTTTCTCTGGCCGGGCTGAATACTACGAATGCCGACAAGTACACAGCCGGTGCTGGGGCTGGCTCGGTGATCCCTGTGTCCGGTTGGACGCAGATCTCGAAGGTCACATCCTTCACATCCTCCGGCGGCGAGCAGCAGTATCAAACTGTCGGCTACCTTGAGGATGACGACGACAAGCAGTTTCCAACCAATCGCAACCCCACCACGATCACCATTGTGGTAGAGGACCAGCCAACTGCCCAATACGTAGAAACCGTTGAAGGATATGACGATACCAAGGAGCTGGCGGTGGTCCGGATGAAGCTGCGTAACGGCGATCAGATCCTCTACCCGGGTTACGTGAGCATCACTCCGGACCCGACCATGGAGCGCAACAACGTGATGACGCGCACCATCAGCATCGGGCTTTCTGCTCGTTCGCTCCGATACCTGGCTGGCGCATAAGGGGTCCCCATGGCAAAGATTAGGATCGCTCAGAACCCGACATTCAAGGCGCTCGTACTGATTCCAATTGTTGGGGAGGAGCCCGAGAAAATCGAGTTCACCTTCAAGTATCGGGATCGCCCGGGGCTTGCCGCTCTGTTCGATGATTGGAGCGCAAAGGGAAAGGAGATGCGCGCCAGTTTTGGTAACGACACCACATTGTCCGATGTCGTTGCGGCGGAGACCGAACTTCAAGTGCAGCAGATCAAGGATCTGGTCGTTGGCTGGGGCTTCGATGACAAATTCGACGACAAGAGCATTCAGGCACTTGTTAAGTCCTGTCATGGCACCGCCGAAGCAGTCGTGTGCGCTTATCAGAGTGCGTTCAGCCAGGCCCGGCTGGGAAACTGATAGCGGCAGCCAAAGCAATGTACGAAAGCGGCCCTTCTGCTGAGCAGTTGGGTGTTCTCGGGCTGACGGCTGCCGATCTTGACGATGAGGATGTCGAGGTCTGGCCATGCAACTGGCCGCCACTCCGCCTGTTCAGCAGCATGCGCACACAGTGGCGAGCGGGCGCTAACGGCGCAATCGGCCTCGACTACAGCAGCATCCGCGACGTGGCCGGCTTCCTCGGCATCAAGAAAAAGAAACTCGCTGAAATCTTCCCTGACCTTCAGGTGCTGGAAGGCGAAGCCCTGCGCGTCATGGCGGAGGAAAGGGAAAACAGCCCGTAACCACGGGCACTTATTCAAGGTGAGTCGATGAACATTGCAGAACTCGGCGTCAAGATCGACTCGGCCGATGCAATCCAGGCAAAAACGAGCCTGGATGAGATGGCGAAGGCCGGTGGCCGGGCCGAGCAATCCGCTGCCAGCCTGATGAACGAAATGCAGGCCCTGGAAAAGTCGCTGTCTACCAGCGCCAAAACCACGCAGGATCTAGCGAAGCAGCGTGACGCACTCACCAAGCTGACCAAGACCGGCGCCTATGGCGAGGCCGAGGCCGCGAAGATCTCGGCGCAGCTCGATAAGCAGCAGATCGCGCTGGCCAAGTCCGCGATGGATGAGCAGAAGGCTCTCAACAGCCTGTTGGGGGCGATTGACCCGGCCCGTGGCGCGCTGGCCAAGCTGGACACGCAGGTCGAGCAACTGGGCATACACCTGGACGCCGGCCGCATCAGCCAGGATGAGTACAACACTGCCCTGAGCAAGATCGACAAGGACTATGCCAAGCTCGAAAAGACCACCACCGGCTTCGACAAGCTGCGCCTAGGCACCCGCCAGGCGCAGGAAAACGTCGTGCAGCTGGGCAATGCGCTTTCCTCGGGCGACTGGGGGAGTGGTGTGCGTGCGGTTGCGCAACTGGGCGCCGGGGCTGGGGCAGGCGCTGCTGGGCTGCTTGCCATTCTGGGGCCGCTGGCCCTGGCCACCGCAGCCGTGGGCGGCCTGGCAGTTGCCTACTACAAGGGCAGCGAAGAGCAGGACAAATACAACAAGTCGCTGATCCTCACCGGCAACTACGCGGGAGTGAGCGCTGGCCAACTGGGGGATATGGCGCGCCAGGTAAGCGCAACGGTGGGCACGACCGGCCAGGCCGCCGCAGTGTTGGCGCTGCTCGCTGACAACGGCAAGATCGCCGGGGACAGCTTCACCGGCATCACCCAGGCCGCCGTGTCGATGCAGGAAGCCACCGGCAAGGCCGTGAGCGAGACGGTCACCGAATTCTCCAAGCTGGCAGACGACCCGGTAAAGGCCTCTGCTGCGCTGAACGAGCAGTACCACTATCTGACTGCCTCGGTTTACTCGCAGATTGCCGCACTGGAGCAGCAGGGCGATCACGCCGGCGCTGTGAAGCTGGCTACCGATTCGTACGCCGATGCAATCAACGAGCGCACCCCCAAGATTCTGGAAAACCTGAGCTTCTGGGAGCGGGCGTATAACGCAGTTGCCAAGGCGGCAGATGGACTGAAAAACGCCGGACGTCGGGACATTAATTCGGACATTGAGGACGCGAAGGCCGGATTGCTCGAAGCCCAGAATATGGATGGGTTGTTTCAAAATCAAAAGTCAAAGGATGCCCTGATCGAGTTCCGGCAGAACCGCCTGAACATGCTTGAGGACGAAAAGGCTGCCCAGGCCGATATCGCCAAGTGGGAAGGCGAGCAGGCGAAGGCGCAGGGCGATGCCGTTTCGTCGATGGCCAAGATCGATGCCCTGACCAAGTCGTCGTGGACGAACGAGCAAAAGCGCACTGAGGCGATCAAGGAATATAGGCGGCAACTCGACGATATCCGCAAGGTTGACCCGAAGGACTCGCGGCTCGATCAGTCGGCGATCGACAAGAATATTTCCAATATCAACGATAAGTTCAAAGACCCGAAAACAGCCGGCACTCAGGTTGACCTGACGGGCTTCAATGATGCCAAGAACAACCTGGCAGCGATCGTTGATGAGTACAAAAACACCCAGAAGCGACTGGACGCCGCGGAGAAGGCCGGGCTCATTTCTCAGGCCGATTACGCGCTGAAGCGTGAAGCCCTGATCGGCAACCAGCGCGACGAGGTGACAGCAGCCTATGAGGCCGAGATTGCCGCGCTGGAGGCGGTCAAAGGCAAGAAGTCCACGACTGCTGCCCAGAGCATCCAGCTGGACCAGAAGATCGCTGACGCGCGCGCAGGGATGGTCAAGGCGCAGAAGGAGGCGGACAGCCAGCTGGAAGTGTTGGCTACCAACGAGACCGGGCGTCTGGCCAAGCAGGAGCGGTCAATCACCACCTACGTGCAGGCCCTGGCTCAGCAGCAACGAGCCCTGGAACTTGCCGGCCAACGCGCAGTACTCGGCGTTGGCCAGGGGGACCGCCAGAACGCACTCAACGGCGAACTGAACAGCCAGCAAGACCGGTTTGCTCAGCAGTCGCTGGAGTTGGCCAACCAGAAATCCGACCCGTCGCGCAACATGTCGGAGGAGGAGTTCAAGCGAAAATCCCAGGCGCTAGCAGATGCGAACAAGGCCGCCACTGACCAGATCCGGCAGAACTATGCGGATGTGGAGAGCGCCCAGGGCGACTGGACGAAGGGCGCGACGTCGGCCTGGGCCAACTACCTGGATTCGGCGAAGAACATTGCCGGCCAGACCAAAAGCCTGTTCGGCAACGCCTTCAGCAGCATGGAGGACGCGGCCGTCAACTTTGCAATGACCGGCAAGGCATCGTTTTCGGACTTCGCCAAGTCGATCCTTGCGGACATGGCGCGCATTGCCACTCGACAAGCGAGCTCACAGTTACTCAGCAGCTTGTTTGGCGCAGGTCTGAGCTATTTCGGCGGCAGCGGCTCTGGCGGGGCAAGTCAGGCCGGGTACACCGGTACCGACCTTTCAAACTTCACCCCGGGCAGCATTCAGGCCAAGGGTGGCGCCTGGTCGGGCGGTGTGCAGATGTTCGCCGACGGCGGTGCCTTCACCAACACAATCGTCAGCAAACCAACTGCGTTCGGCATGGCCGGGGGCAAGACAGGGGTCATGGGCGAGGCGGGCGAAGAGGCAATCATGCCGCTCACTCGCACAGCCAACGGCAAGCTGGGCGTTTCTGCGGTTGGAGGCGGCGGTGGCGGGGTAAACCTTAGCCTCAGCATGCCGATCATCCTGACGGACCAGGAGGCCGGCCGCCCGGACGGTGCCGAGTTCGACGCCGAAATGTTCCAGCGCAACATGGAGTCGCGTACCCGGCAAATCGCAACAGAAGAGATCGCCAAGTCTTGGCGTCAGGGCGGCGTGAGCAGCCGAAACGTAAAAGGATGATTTATGGCAATCGAGCGATTCACCTGGGCCACTGAAAAGGGCGTCGAGGGCGATATCAAACAGCGTGTGCGCACGAAGCAGTTTGCCGATGGCTACGCGCAGTCGACCGAGGACGGGATCAATAACAAATCCCAGTCCTGGCCAGTCACCTTCACCGGCATGAAGGGCCGGATCAAGGACATCATGGACTTCATCGACCGGCATAAGGGCGCAAAGGGCTTCCTCTGGGAGCCGCCCCTTGGCGATCTCGGTCTCTACAAGTGCAACGGCTACAAGCCAGTGCACCGCGGCGGCCAGGTCTACGCGATCACCGCGACCTTTGAACAAACCTTTCACCCCTGAGATAACCCTCCATGGCACTGATCACGGACATCCAGAAACTGGAGCCCGGCGCCGAAATTCGCCTGTTTGAAATTGACGGGACCGAATACGGCGCGGATTACCTGCGCTTCCACGGTCACGCCATCCCTCACACGCCCGAGGAGCTGCTGGCCTATGAGCATTCGGAGGAGGACCTGCCGGCCAGGTCAATTTGGTGGCAGGGCGCTGAGTACGCGGCATGGCCAGTGCAGATTGAGGGTATCCGGTCCAATAGCGACGGCACGGCCACCAGGCCGACGTTCGCCGCCGGCAACATCAACGGGCGCGTCACTGCGTTGTGCCTGGCCTTCGAGGACATGCTGAAGTTCAAGCTGACTGTTCGCGAGACCCTGGCCCAGTACTTGGACGCGGCCAACTTTCCCGAAGGCAACCCGACTGCTGACCCGACTCAGGAAGGGCTGGAGATCTGGTACATCGACCAGAAAACCAGCGAGGACGGTGAAGCGGTGGTCTGGGAGTTGTCGTCCCCGGGCGAGATCGATAACCACGGTCTGCCCGGGCGCCAGATGACGACCTTCTGCCACTGGGCCATGACCAATGGTTACCGGGGGCCGGACTGCGGCTACACCGGTGCGGCCATGTTCGATGATGAGGACAACCCCACGGATGACCCGGCCAAGGATCAGTGCAAGGGTTGCCTGTCGTCCTGCAAGTTGCGCTTCGGCGAGAACAACGAACTTTCCTTCGGCGGATTCCCTGCCGTGTCCCTGATAGCCAGGAGCTGACCATGCGCAAGCACATCATTGCGGCGATCCAGGCGCATGCGGCAGAGGAGTATCCGCGCGAGTGCTGCGGCCTGCTGCTGGCCGTAGGGCGGGCGCAGAAGTACTTCCCGTGCCGGAACATCGCCACTGAGCCGAACGAAGAGTTCCGACTTGATCCTGAGGACTACGCTGCGGCGGAAGACCTAGGCGAGGTGATCGGCATTGTCCATTCGCACCCGGACGCAACTAGCAGACCTTCACCTCATGACCTGGCCATGTGCGAAGCCACTGCTTTGCCCTGGCACATTCTGTCGTGGCCCGAGGGGGATTTGCGGACGATCACGCCAACGGGCCGCACGCCACTGCTCAAGCGGCCGTTTGTACATGGCGCCTGGGACTGCTGGCAGGTTTGCGCTGATTGGTACCAGCGCGAATGGGGGATCGAGTTCGAGGCCTTCCAGCGCACTGATGGCTGGTGGGAGAGCGCGGAGAACATGAGCCTGTACGAGCAACATTCCAAGGCCGCTGGCTTTGTTCGCGTCGACCGGCCGCAGCGCGGTGATCTTGTCGTCATGCACGTCGGGCGGACGGTTCATCCGAACCACGCCGGGATTTACCTGGGTACCGATCCGGAACTGCCCGGCGAAGAGTCAGGCACATTCGGCCCCGGGCCATTCCTGTTGCACCACCTGTACGGCAGGCCGTCCGAGATCATCGTCTACGGCGGCCCCTGGCATGACAGAACACGCCTGATCCTCAGGCACAAAGACGCAAAACAACCTACATGACGCGGCGTGGCCGCAGGAGCGAGGTATGCAAACAGATAGGCCGGCTCCGTCGCATTTGCCCTTGCGAGCAGAAGACATCCCGGTTTCACCCTCGATGGTTGAAGCCGGGCTGGCGGTCCTTGAGGAGACCGATGATCGGCCGCTCTCACGATTTACGGTCGAAAGAGCTTTTCAGGCGATGTACCTGTGCGGATTTCTAGAATCTGTGCGCGCGTCGTAATGCCTCTAAGGATCTCACCATTCAACGAAATCGCCTGCAAGATTCTCATGAGCTTATGACACTGATCCCTTAGCTCGCTTATTTTGAGAATCGCGTTTGATTTATTGGCGTTCTTTGGCTTGATCAGATCGGTTAATGAGGCTGTTGCTCCTTCATTTAGGCCCCATTGCCAATGTACGATTTTATGCCTGAGGCTGCTTACAGCGTCGAAAGCCTTTAGCGTGTATAGCAGATCGTCTGTTGCCTGCTGATCGTGGGTTTTTGAATCGGATATTCGCCCCTGGACGTACCTGATCATCCCCGCCATTGAGATGTTGGCTTCAACTGAAAGCTTTTGAGCGTCAGCCACCGGCATTTTTAGGAAAAAAGCAAAGAGGTTAGAAATTTGCCATTCGACCGCTGAGTAATTAACGATGAACTGCCCCATCGCATGCAGATGCTCGTCTGAAGGGCCCACGTTGTATTGTCGTTCCCAATCGATGCTAAAGGGCTCTCTTGGCTTGAAACCACCGTCACTCACATTAACCTCCATATCTTTATTCGCGCCATAATTGGCGCAACCCCAGTCCTTGGGCTTGCAGGCGTAGGACTGGGGGAATCCTTGCGTGAAGGCAGGAGGCTACTATCTGAATGGATATCGGCGTTACTGGCATTCCATCCACGCTGGATGCCTGGCCAGGTCCGAGTTATGTTGTCCGCAATAGATCCGGGAATGGAGGCGACGTGACAACGAGAAACAGTGAAGAAGTGCTGGCCCATCATGTGGAAACCATGGGCGAGTCGCTTGGAACAGCGTTTTGGCACCTTAATCAACAGGTTCTCGAATTGCATCTTGTATGGGAGCAATACACGCAACTGTTCGGTGAGGGCGAAGATACCGTAAAAATGCTGAATGAGACGGCCGGTCTTTTCTTCATGGTTGTGCAAGACGCCTTGTGGGATAGCGTGCTTTTGGGAGTGTCGAAGCTGACCGACCCCGCACAGACCGGTAAGAACAAAAACCTTTCCATCCAGTCACTGCCTGACTTGATTGCAGATGACACTCTTCGCGGACGCGTCTCAGACCTCTGTGAAGAGGCTTTGGTAAAAGCAACGCATGCTAGGGATCACCGTAACAAGCGTATAGCGCACCAGGATCAGCAGTATTTCTATGATCGAGCGGCACGACCATTGGGCGGTGTCAGCAGAGCTCTAGTTAAAGAGATGCTTCATGCGATCACTGCGGTGATGAATGAGATCAATGTCTTCTACGCTGACTCAACAATGTTTTACGACAGCATCAGCTGTGGTGGAGATGCTGCTTGGCTAGTGCACAAGCTCAAAACGATGACCTACTAGAGACAGGTCGTTCTGGTAGGTGCCAACCTATCTGGCTTTTTGCATCTCCCTCCTCGGTGCTACAGTCCCGCCAAACCAAAGAGGGAACGACATGCGAATTTTGATAGCGGCGGTAGCGGTGGCGATGCTGGCGGGGTGTGCCTCAACGGCAATTTCAGTGCGCGACGCAAAGCCGGTGCCGGCGGATGAGGTTTATGCCTTTCAGTCCAAGCCATCTGGCGAAAGTGGGAAAATCACGGTTGTGCGCGACTCCGGCGCCGTCGGTTCGGGCTGCGATATCGTCGTCTATGTAGATGGGCGCAAGGCTGCGAAAATTGGTACTGGTCAGCGCGCCACCTTTTACCTTTCGCCGGGATCGCCAAATCTCGGCGCTGGCCTGGCAGGATCTGGTCTATGTGCTGGCGCGGCGATCCGAACTATTGCGGCGACCGTACAGCCTGGGAAGGAAAGTCTGTACAGGATCAGCGGTGATATAGGCGGCTTCTACATCGGCCCCTATGTCGACTACAACTGAAAAACGAAAATCATAAAGCCGCCTCCGGGCGGTTTTTTATTGCCCGGAGAAATAAGATGCAGGCATCAGCGATCAACTACCAACCAATGACAACCATTCGACTGCACGGGCAGCTACGTCAGTTCGGAAAGTCCTTCAGGCTTGCGGTGAAATCGCCTGCCGAGGCCATTAAGGCTCTGTGCATTCAGATTCCCGGATTTGAACGCTTCCTGTCGAACGCCAAATCGCGAGGTCTGGAGTTCGCAGTCTTTCGCGATAAGCGCAACATCGGCGAGAAAGAGTTGAGCTACAGCGGCGCCGGCGACATTCGGATTGCTCCTGTAGTGGTGGGTAGCAAGCGCGGCGGGGTCCTTCAGACCATCGTCGGCGCGATCCTGATTGTTGTCGGGGTTATTTTCGCGGCAACTCCGTTCGGCACCCCGTTAATTGGAGCGGGCATCGGACTAGTCGCCGGCGGCGTAATCCAAATGCTCAGCCCCCAGGCCGGCGGACTAAAGACCAGTGCTGCGCCAGAGAACACGCCCGGCTACGCCTTCGGCAGCGCGAAGAACACAACGGCTTCCGGCAACCCGGTACCGCTCTGCATTGGCGAGCGACGCTGGGGCGGCGCAATCATCAGTGCCGCGATTTACGCAGAAGACCAGATGTAGCCAATACCTGAAACACAGCAGCCGCCCATGAGGCGGTTTTTTATTGCCTGGAGAAAAGCATGGGCGCAGCACTCAAGATTGATATCCACGGCGCCAAGGGCGGCGAAGACAAACCAAAAACGCCAACGGAAGCCCCGGACAGTCTGCGCTCGGTCGCTATTGCCAAGATGCTCATCGCTATCGGTGAGGGTGAATTCGAAGGCACGCCTACGGCGCGCGACATCTACCTCGACAACACCCCGCTGCAAGACCCTCAGGGCAATATGAACTTCCCGAACGTGAAGTGGGAATGGCGCACCGGTGCGGTGGACCAGACCTATATCCAGGGCATCCCGTCGATTGAGAACGAATCCACGATTGGCACTGAGTTGCGCAGCGGCACGCCATGGGTTAAGTCCATCAGCAACACCCAGCTTTCCGCCGTGCGCGTGCGCTTCGCCTGGCCGGCGCTCCAGTCTGTAGATGCCGGCGGCAACATCAACGGGTACCGGATTGAATACAAGGTCGAACTGGCAACCGACGGCGGCGCGTACCAGCAGGTGCTGAGCGAAGCTGTCGACGGTAAGACCACCAGCGTGTACGAGCGCACCCGCCGAATCGATTTGCCGAAGGCTACCTCTGGCTGGCTGATGCGCATCACGCGCCTGACGATCAACCAGAACAACAACAAAATCTCCGACACCATGCAGATCGCTGGGTTTACTGAGGTGATCGACGCCAAGATCCGCTACCCGAACACCGCGTTGCTCTATATCGAGTTCTCTGCTGAGCAATTTCGCAGCATCCCGGCTGTGACCGTGGGCTGCAAGGCTCGAAAATGGTCGGTACCGAGCAACTATGACCCGGCATCTCGGACATACAGCGGTGTGTGGGACGGTACCTTTAAGGAGTCCTACACCAACAATCCGACCTGGGCGACGCTCGGCATCACCACGAACGACCGCTTCGGCCTCGGCCGCCGTATCAAGCCGTGGATGGTCGATAAGTGGGAGCTGTACCGCATCTCGCAGTATTGCGACCAATTTGTGCCGGATGGGAAGGGTGGTCAGGAGCCGCGCTTCATCTGCAACCTGAACCTGCAGAGCAAGGCCGATGCTTGGTCTCTGCTGCGCGACATCTCAGCGATCTACCGGGGCATGACCTACTGGGCCCAGGGCCAGGTGTTCACCCTGTCGGATATGCCGCGCGCCACTGACTACGACTTCGCCTATAGCGGTGCGAACGTCATCACTGAGGGGCGTCAGCCATTCACCTATTCGAGCGCATCGGAGCGCACTCGCTACAGCCGGGCGCTGGTCAGCTACGACAATCCGGCGAACAACTACGACACCGACGTCACGGCGGTGACCGATCAGAAGCTGCAGCGGCGCTACGGCGATAACCCGCTGGAGATCAGCGCGATCGGCTGCACGCGTGAGTCTGAGGCGCAGCGCCGCGGCAAGTGGGCGTTGCTCACCAACTCCAAGGACCGGGCGGTAACGTTTCGTGTCGGCCTGGACGGACGTATCCCTCTGCCTGGCTACGTCGTTCCGATCGCTGACGAACTGCTGGCCGGTCGGCCCGTGGGCGGGCGCATCTCAGCCGTAAATGGCAAAGTCATCACCCTGGACCGCGACACCCAGGCCAAGCCCGGTGACCGGCTGATCCTCAACCTGCCCGACGGCAAGTGCGAGGGGCGCACCGTGCAACTGGTCAGCGGCCGCCAGGTCACGGTCACCACGGCGTACTCCGTGCCGCCTGAGCGCGAACTGGTGTGGGCGCTCGACGCTGACGACCTGGCCATCCCACTGTACCGGGTGACCAGCGTTTCCCGGCCAGAGCCTGGCGTGTTCGAAATCTCGGCTGTGCAGTACGACCCGAGCAAGTTTGCGCACATCGACACCGGCGCCCGGCTGGAAGAACGGCCGATCAGCGTCATCCCGATCACGGTAGTTCCAGCACCGGCCAGCGTCACGCTGACGTCGAGCTACGCCGTGAATCAGGGCATTGCCATCAGCACCATGAACATCTCGTGGCCTGCGGTGAGCGGTGCGGTCGCCTATGACGTGGAGTGGCGCAAGGACAGCGGAAACTGGATCAAGGTTCAGCGGACAGGCTCGACCAGTGTTGACGTCCCCGGCATCTACTCGGGCGCCTATTTGGCCCGGGTCCGCTCGGTGAGCGCCTTCGAGATATCGTCGATCTGGAAAAGCTCCAACCTGACCAACCTGAAAGGGAAGGTCGGCCTGCCGCCTGCGGTGTCATTCCTGACCACCACCAGTGAGCTGTTCGGAATCGGCATCAAGTGGGGATTCCCTGCTGGTGCCGAGGATACCCAGCGCACCGAGCTGTGGTATGGCCCTACAAACAATATTGGAGCCGCTACCAAGCTGGCCGATCTGGCGTATCCGCAGGCCGACTACCGCATGCAATCGCTGTTGGCGGGCGCTCGGTTCTTCTTCTGGGCGCGCCTGGTGGACCGGACGGGAAACATCGGGCCGTTCTATCCGGTGGTGAACGGTGTGATTGGGCAGGCCAGTTCGCAGGCCGGCCCCATCCTGGACTTGATTGCCGGCCAGATTGGTAAAACCGAACTGGCTCAGGAGTTGGTCAAGGAGATCGAGTTGATCTCCGGCGACGGTCCGGGGTCTGTGAACGATCGCTTGGAGCAGGCCAAGCAGGAACTGGAAGACCTGATCGATCAGATCACGGACGCCCTGGTCTACGATCCGACCAAAACCTATGCCGCCGGCGACGTAGTGCGGCAGGGCCAGCACCTGTACCAAGCCATCGCGCCGGTACCGAAAAACACTACGCCTCCCAATGCCCAGTACTGGTTCGATATCGGCACCATTGCCGAGACAACCCAGGCCATGGCGCTGCAGATCCAGCAGAACAAGGCGTCCATCGACACCGTGGACGGCAAGGTCACGGCACAGGCCTCCGCCCTGCAATCGCTCCAGGCGAGCTGGAGGGAGGACAGCGGGGAGGGCGACCTGGCGGACGCCCTGAAAGGCTGGGATGCCACCGCCAAGTTCGCTGAGCAGGTCAAGGTTCAGTCCTCGGACAACCGAGCGCTGGTTGAGCGCACCACGTCGCTGGATGCGGCGGTAGGGCAGAACAGGGCCGGGCTTACCTCGCTTGAGCAGGTGGTAGCCACTGAAACCCTTGCAACGGCGACACGACTGGATCAGTTGAAAAGCAGCGTCGACGGCAACACTGCTGCGATTGGCGGTGAGGCATCGACGAGGGCTGATGCCGATAGTGCTCTTGGGACTCGCATCGATCAGGTTGGGGTCACCGTCGGCAATAACGGCGCGGCGATCAGCCAGGAGGAAATCGCACGGGCGAATGCGGACACCGCGCTCGGCCAAAGAATCGATACGACACAGGCCAAGGTTGCAGAGAACTCGGCAGCCGTTCAAACGGTTACCGATTCCCTGGCCGACACCAACAAGGCCGTCGCCTCACAGTCCACCACGCTTCAAGCTGTTGTTGGCGGCGGGCGGGACGGTACCGACGAGGGGGACCTGGCCAGCGCAATCAGCGAGGTGAAGAACAAGGCTGCGATTCAGGTAACAGCAAGGGCTCAGGCTGATACCAATGGAAAGCTTTCCACCATGTGGTCCGTCAAAATGCAGGTCAATGCCAACGGCCAGTATGTTGCCGCCGGGATTGGACTGGGTATCGAGCAGGGCGCTGATGGTTTGCTGCAAAGCCAGTTCCTGGTGAGTGCTGATCGATTTGCCGTAGTGAACACAATCGATGGTGGTGCTTTCACCACGCCGTTTGTAGTTCAGGGCGGTCAGGTGTTCATGAGCTCCGCCATGATTCAGGACGGGACGATCACCAACGCCAAGATCGGCAACTACATCCAGTCGAACAATTACCAGGCAGGTATTACCGGCTGGAAGTTGTTCTTCGACGGGACATTTGAAATCAACAGCCCGCTCGGCGGCCAGGCACGCCAGGTAATCAACAACGCCGGTGGCAAGGTGTTCGATGAGAACGGTGTGAAGCGATACCAGTGGGGGGATCTTTCAGCATGAGCCATGGGGCGAGAGTTTGGGGGCCTACGGGCCTCCTTGAATTGGATGAAACCTCTTTCACCGTGCGCGTTATCTATTCAGCCCTAGTAACCCGGCCTGCCGGCACGCTGTATAGCGACATAGCGGTGCCTGGTTGTGATACAGCCACCTGCAGCGCGGTGTGCGTTCCAACCGCGCCATACCCTGAAGACCCCAGCGCACAGAACCTGAACGCAATCCAATACGAGCCTCAAGTCATGTCCGGGGTAGTTAGGGTTTGGTACGTTAACCGAAGCATAAATCCGTCGTCACCGCCGGCCCCAGGGTTGGCCACACAAAGGCTTTTAGTGATGAAGTACCGATAATGCCGTCTTATGGAATGTCCTTTACCAACGACTCAGGTGTCGTAGTCATCGATTCGGAGTTTGCCAGGTTGGTCGTCCTGTACAAAGGTGACTACAGCGGGCCTATCGTCTTCCCGGCGCCGATAACCACCCAGGAACCGCCCTTGGTGTTTGTTCGCCCCAGTGCCTCGGTAACCATAAGTTACGCCAAGATAACCGGTACCGCAGGCAACTGGACGGGCTTCTCATTCTTGGGAATGGGCTCTGGAAAGTTCTTCGTGGCCTCTTTCGGCGGGGCAACTCCCACTGCGAAGTACGGGTTTAGATTATGGGATGGGCAAGGAAAGTTGTTGTTTGATAGCGGGACACCGTGTGCGCAGTTCACCCGCACGATATCGGCATGGACCTACATTGGATCAAGCACAACACCGCAGGGTCAGACCCAGGTCAACTTTACAGCGCCATCCCCACTGGACTCCGGCGATTACATCATGATCAACAACATAGGGATGGATGTCAGTGCCGGTTCTAGCAAGGGCGCTAAGTTGTACTGCGTGTGGGACTACGCAAACAACCGGATTGTGATGTTTACGATTGGAGTCTCTAACGCTGCGACATTTTATGTGCCCGTGGTGTTCGCTAAGCCAGTGATTTAGCCGTTCACCAGACAATTCAATATCCAATAGCCGCCCTGAGCGGTTTTTTTATTTCCTGGAGAAAAATATGCCTTGGTACAGAGCCGGCACCGTTGCAGTTGCATTGAATTCGAACACCGTCACCGGGACCGGCACGTCGTTCAGTGCCAACGGTCGCGTGGGTGACGCATGGACGGGGCCCGATGGGCGCTGGTATGAGGTGACCAACATCGCCAGCAACACAGTGCTGACCATCTCGCCGAACTACCTGGGGGCGACAGTCTCCGCGGGTACGTACGCCCTGGCTCCGATGCAGGGCTACGTGAAGGACTCCGCCGATCAACTCCGGCAGATCGTCAACCAATGGGGCGCCACCCTGGCCGGCCTGGGCGCGGTCTCGACGGAAAACATTGTGCCGGTGGCGAAGGGCGGTACAGGGGCGACAACAGCCCCTGCCGCCCGGGCGATTCTCGGCGCATTGGCGGCTGGCGACTACGGGCTGGGTGGTTCAAGCATCACGGAGGCGGGCAGCCTGAGCACCCTGAACGTTACCAAGTTTTTCAACACTACAGCGGCCACCGTTGGAGTTCCGATAGGCCAGGGCACCTCAGATGGACAGGGCTACGGCATCCACAACCAGCACCCTAACGGGGCTTATTCAACTCAGATGTGGACCGGGCTTGCGATTAACAGGATGTTTTTCAGGATTCGGGCCGCCAGCAACTGGACGGCCTGGGCAGAGCTGTACCACACCCAAAACACGACCCGCGCCGCCGACGGCACACTGAAGGCTATCTAAATGACCACTCGTGCAGCAGTAAACATTTTAGGCGCCGACGGCGCCGTCATTGATGTCACGTCATTGGGCGTCAACACCATTACGACCGAGCACCCGGGCCCGGGACAGTACCTGGTGCACGGCACGCTTGGAATGGTCCCACCGCCAGAGGGCTGGGGCTATGTGCTGAACCAGGTCGACGCGGCTTGTTCGGTAGACATCGGTTACAACGAGGGCGTGCTGGCTGTCAGCGTGGCCAAGGATGGTGAGCCCGCCGACTTCGTGCACAGCATCACTTTGCATGTGGCGGTGGAGTCACTCCCGATCGCGGCGTTACTTGAGCCAACTACACCTGGTGAGGCGCTGCTGGAAAGGGCCTTAGCAGAGATCGCGCGGTTGCGTGCCCTCGCTGACTATGCGATCGCGCCACTTCAGGATGCCGTGGATGTCGACGAAGCGACGGACGCAGATCTCGCGGCGCTCAAGTCCTGGAAGAAATACCGAGTAGCGCTGAGCCGGGTTATCGAGCAGCCGCAATACCCGGATGCCATTGAGTGGCCTGTCGCGCCTGCGTAACTGCAAACGGTCGAAACCGCCCGCCTTGAGCGGGTTTTTTATTGCCTGGAGAAAAGCATGCCGATCACTGAGCAGCAGTTGCTGCAGATACTCCCGAACGCCGGCCGCCAAGCCGGCGTTTTTGTTCCCGTACTGAATACAGCCATGGCCAAGTACGGAATCGTCACTCGACTGCGCATTGCTGCGTTCGTCGCCCAGGTCGGGCACGAGTCGGGGCAGTTTCGGTGGTTGAAAGAGTTGTGGGGCCCCACGCCGCAGCAGGCTGGCTACGAGGGTCGCACCGATCTGGGTAATACGGTGAATGGTGATGGCTTTAAGTATCGTGGCCGCGGCCTGATCCAGATCACCGGCCGGGCGAACTATGCGGCGTGCGGCGATGCGCTGGGACTGGACCTGGTAAACCAGCCAGCCCTGCTGGAGCAACCGCAGTACGCCGCGCTGTCGGCAGCCTGGTTCTGGTCCTCTCGTGGCCTGAACGCTCCGGCAGACCAGGGTGCATTCGTTACGATCACGCGCCGCATCAATGGTGGCTTGACCGGGCAGGACGACCGACAGGCGCTATACGACAAGGCGCTGGAGGTGCTGGCATGACGACGGTGCAAAAGTTAGCCGTGGTCCTGTTGGCCATGGCCGTGAGCTTCGGGGGCGCCTGGCAGGTGCAGGACTGGCGGATGGGAAAGCAACTCGCCAAGCAGGCCGGCCTGCACAAGGATGATCTGGCAGCGATCACCAATGCCGCCGCCGCCCAGGCCCGCGCCGAGCAGGACAAACGGCTGGCAACCGAGCAGCAACTGGCCGCCTCCGACCAACAACACTCCCTGGAGCTTTCCAATGCTCAACGTAGCCAAGCAACTCTGCGTGATCGCCTTGCCACTTCTGATCTGCGGCTGTCAGTCCTTCTCGACGCCACGGATTCAACCAGTGGCTGCGACGTGCCTCCCACCCCCGGCGCCGTCGGCGTGGTTCATGCAGCCCGTCGAGCCCAACTTGACCCAGCGCATGCTCAAAGAATTATCGCCATCACCGACGACGGGGATAACGCCGTGATCGCGCTGCGGGCATGCCAAGCGTACGTCAGAACAGTAAATTTAATAAAATAATTTGAACAAATTATACTAATTCTGTTGTGGAGGTATCAGAAAAGCGCCGTTGCGAATGCCTTCGAAAGTTCCCTCGACTAGCGGGTGGCCGTTGTCGTCGAATAGCTTATGAAGCACTGAAAGTGCGATTAAAGTGTTGTTTGCATTGTCTAGAAACTGCCAGTTGCAGTCGTTAATTTTGCATCCCTGAAGAACTATGCCCGTTAGTCCCCTGTAAAAAAGTGTGCAATTAGTAAAGGAGCAATCTTTGTATGCGTTGTAGTCAAGCTCAATTGTTTCATGAATAAATTCTTGATTTTCAAATTTCATTTTGTTGTTCCTTTCTTTTTCAATTATCCAATCAGTTTCGGAAATGGTAGGGCCTTTATATCTGTCTATATATCTTGGTGTATTGGTAAGCTTAAAAAATCCTGAGTAAGTTTTTGATGGGTGGCTCTTGCCTAATATTAACCCTGCGTTGCAATTTATTGAGCGATTTTGCTCTATGGTAATTTGATTGTTGGTGATTATTACTTTGGTGGGCTTGATTAAAAGTTCGATGCCGTTTCGAAGCAAGCGACCACTATTAATTTTAATCTTGTTTGGAGGGGAGAACTCAATATTTAGTAGGATTATTCCATGTCCTTCCCTTATCGTGAGATTGGTACCTATGAGTTCGATATCCCAAGGGGAGGTTGAGTACACTAGCTCGTTTTCAACTATTTGAGCTGCAATTTTGTTCTGTTCGTCAAAAAATGTGAGGTTGAGTAACAGGTGTTTATCCTGCACCTTCATTTGAATTAGCGGAAAACCATCAACGACGATGGCATTCAATTCGGCTCCGTCCTCGAGATTCTCGCAAACAAATGAATTACTGCCTACCCAAACCTCAGCCCTACTTCCTGAAAAGTGTAGATTGTATTTTCTCGACTTTTCATTCTGCAGGTTGATGGGGTTCTTGTTGAATTTTCTAACATCTGCCTTTGGCAGTAGATGTGCTGTTTTTTCTCGGTGATGCCGGTCACAAAGAAGTGTAATTTCATCAGCTACATGGCGCTTAACAACAGCCCATTCTTCCATATGTTCATATTCATACAGCGGTAACCCACATATAACACAGCCGAAACCGCAGCGCTGACGAACCTCTCTCTTTATGTGTGATGGAATTTTCTCTCGGCCAATAGCTTTGTTTTTCATGCGACCTCCTAATTATTCTGTATTTTGTAGGAAGATATTAATTTTCTGTTCGTGCTCTGGATTTAATTAAAATTGCGAAGCTGTTTTTACAAACTGGCTGCGCATATTAGACGACGCTCAGCTTAACTCAACTCAGCGCGTAGTGGCATAATGCTTTCGCCATAGATGTTATGGCGAAGCTGGCAGGTCAAAATTGTATTCCACAGCCTAAGCGCATATTCGCGAGTCAGCCTTGCGTTGGCTCAATTAACTCGGGCCCTTTATTCCGCACGTTGCCCACGGCAGTATCGACCTTGAACCATTCGAAGGCCTCGGCCGGTTCGCCCTGGTGGAGCACCATCTGTTCGGCGCGCTCCTTGGGCGTGGCCGGGTCCAACCATTCCCGGGCTAGGTCCGGCGTCAGCACCACCGGGCGCCGGTCGTGGATGTCCACCATTCCGCCGGCGCTGTCGGCGGTGATGATCACGAAGCCGTCATGCTCGCCCGTGCCTTCATCGCTGTCGGGCAGTTGGCCGATGGCGGCGCACAGCACGGGTGCACCGTCCCGCCGGCGGATCAGGTAGGGCTGCTTCTTCGGTCCGCCTTCGTCCACCCACTCAAACCAGTTGTCTATGGGCGTGATTGCCCGGTGCGGCCAGATCGCGCGGAAGAACGGGCCGTGGGCCACCTTCTCTACGCGGGCATTGATCGGTGCAGCACGGTCCTTGGCCCAGTGCGGTCGCCATCCCCAGCGCACCAGGTCGGCATGCAGCAGATCGCCCTGCAGGTGGAGCAGGGCGACTTGGGTTGTCGGCGCGACGTTGTACCGCTCCAGGGGCAACTCACCCACGGAGTTCGCCAGTGCATTTGGCATGCTCAGCGCTGCAACGAAGTCATGAATGCCGCTGTACTGGGAAAGTCTTCCGCACATAGTCGTCTCCGCTCGTCGGCCCCAATGAACAGCCTGGGCCAGGCCAATCTCTACACTGTAGACACTGGCCCCGGGTATTCGTCATGGCAATAAACATCGATCAGATCAACGCAATGGAGGCGTGGTTTTCCCTGCGAAACGACCCGGACTTCAACTCAGCCACACCGGAGGAGCGTTACGAGAGGCGCTTGGCGTTGGCTGACGACATGAAAGAGCGCGGCGCAATCGACAGCGGCGAGTGGCGGGAACTGACCGAAGCGGCCGTCGTCGCGTACGCAGATGAGTTGGGCTGACGCGCCCGCTTGTCAGATATCTCTTACACCAAATTGACCGCAAGCCATCTGCGATATTAACTGTACATTCGTACAGTATCTGTAAAAGGCTGCGTCATGAGCTTCTCAATTTTAGGTCCTATCGCCGAGGGTGGCACGAAGCTGCCCTTTTGCTCTTTTCGGGTACCCGCCGGCTTTCCATCGCCGGCGGCCGATCACATCGAGCAGCACATCTCATTGGATGAGGTCTTAAATATCAGGGCTCCGCACGTCTATCTGATCGCCATCACTGGCGAGAGCATGCAGGGCGCGGGTATTTTTGAGGGTGACTTGGCGGTCGTGGACCGATCTATTGAGCCGGCCCACGGGCACGTGGTCGTGGCGCTGCTGAACAATGACCCCATCTGCAAACGCCTGTGTAAGCGCGGGAAAGAGGTGATCCTTCTGTCGGAGAACCCGAAATACCCGGCGCGGTACATTTTGGAGGGCGACGAGCTGTCGATCTGGGGCGTAATCACCAGCACCGTGCGCAGCCATGTCTGAGTCGCCACCTGTCTTTGCGCTAATCGACTGCAACAGCTTTTATGCAAGCTGCGAGCGTGTGTTCCGCCCCGACTTGGCGAAGGTGCCCATTGTGGTGCTCAGCAACAACGACGGCTGTGTCATCGCCCGAAGTTACGACGCAAAGCCTTTCATTAAGATGGGCGAGCCGTATTTCCAGATCAAGCACAAGCTCAAGCAGCACGGCATTGTCCCATTTTCCTCAAATTACGCCCTGTACGGGGACATGAGTGAGCGGGTCATGACGCTGATCGAGAGCATAGTGCCCGCCGTCGAGATCTACAGCATTGATGAGGCCTTCGCCGACCTGACCGGTATTGGTGGCCTGGATGTCCTCGGGCGCCAGATCCGCGCACGGGTCTTTCAGTGCACTGGAATCCCGGTGGGCGTCGGAATCGCCCATACAAAGACCTTGGCCAAGCTGGCCAACCACACAGCGAAGCACCTGCAGGCCCAGACCGGCGGCGTGGTGAATATCACCGACCCGGTAAAGCGTGACTGGGTATTGCGCAACACCGACGTTTCGGAGGTGTGGGGTGTCGGCAGAAAGATGAAACTTCACCTGGACACCATGGGCATCAAGACAGCGATGGACTTGGCCAAGGCCGACCCCTGGACGCTCCGCAAAAAATTCAGCGTGGTAATCGAGAAGACCGCCCGCGAACTGGCCGGCACCTCATGCCTGGAGCTGGACGAGCCCGACCCACCCAAGCAGGAAATCTGCTGTAGCCGGATGTTCGGAAAGCGCCTGACCGAGCTGCCGCCGATCAAGGAGGCGGTGGCTACCTACATGATGCGTGCCTCTGAAAAGCTGCGAGCCCAAAACTCGCTGTGCAAAAAGGTCCGTGTCTGCATCCGCACAGGCATGTTTAACCCCGAAGAAGCCAAGTATGCCAATGGGGTAGTGGTGGACATGCCGTACCCGACCGACGACGTGCGGCTGCTGACCAAAGCAGCCGTCGATGCGCTCGACCACATCTACCGCCCAGGATTCAAATACAGCAAGGCCGAGGTGATGTTGCTCAATCTGTGCCAGCCAGGCGAATACACAGACGATCTATTTGCGGTGTCTCAGCCAGAGGAGGCCACCCGGGTGATGACCGTGCTGGACCAGATCAACGACAGGTGGGGAAGAGGAACGCTGCGGTCGGCCAGTGTGCCGACGAACCCCGACTGGGGGATGCGCCGGGAAATGATGAGCCAGAGCTACACCACGAAGCTCGATCAGCTGTGGTCGGTTGCTTGCAAGTAGTGAAGCGCTCAGCGCCAGATCAACTTCACTCGGGCGACATGAGGACGGCCAGGATCAGCTTTATGAACTCTTCATTCTCGTCGATGGTGTGCAGAGCGCCGCGCACGTTCTCGGCTACATCGGCGGAACCACGCTGCTCGACCCAGTTAGATAGCTCCATGATGGAGGCTTCGAGGGCCAGCTGGTTTTCGTAGAGCTTGGAGAGCAGGGAAGGGAGCAGGTCTGAGTTGGGCATCGGCGTTCCTCTGGTGGAGTGAACAGCGTAGCAGCAGGCGAACTATGCTTTACCTTCTAAGCTCCATGGCCATACGACGGGCGGCTACGATGCGTGAACCACGTCTCAAAAACTAAACTAACATGTACTAACTTGAACGTTTTTACATTTAGGGTCCCTAAGCCACATCGCCGCGCCGAAAGGCCTCTATCCATTGGTTTAAAGGGTCACCTGATGATCTCTACCTTAGAGTTACGCCATATAATTGAGACGGCGTTCCTTCCCACCAGGTGCGTGTGCTCGATCAGGTATGACTCACTCAACATTCAGCTGATCGACCCTATGACTCAGCAGGAATTGTTGACGGTCGCCGGGGTTGATCCAAAAACGTTGGGATCAAGCCGCGCAATCGCCAGGCTCGTTGCGGAGATAAAAGAAGAGGTCAGACTTCGAGGGGATGCTGCGCTGGAGGAAGTTGGCCAAGCCTGAAAAGGCAGCCCGCTCTTGTTCAGAGTTTTTGGGTATGTGTTCGATCGGCAGGACGCCGGGGAGGGGTTAATTCCTTTCCGCAAAAAAATGCCGGCCCTTGAATTTGCTGGGCTGTAGAGGGTCATTTTTATCTCTGATGCGGAAAGGAATTTCTTCTATGTCTATGTATTTAAAGGATTAGTTTCCGGACTTAAAATCCCCCGCTCGTAAGGGCGTGCCGGTTCGATTCCGGCTTCGGGCACCATCTAAAACCAAGGGTTTGCGGGCGAAAGCTGATGCAAGCCCTTGTTTGTTTCCGGTCGGCAATTGTTCAACAGGTCCGCAATCCACTTCGTTTGCGAGGCTTCCTTGCCTTCTGCGTTGCAGATGCACCGCCCGGTCATCGCAACAGTACTGCGCTACCTCAACCTCAGTTCTTCGCGCGGTTCAATAGAAATTCGTACCGGCGCTTATCGATAAAGATCGAATAACGTAATCCTCCGTCGCCGCTCGGCTGAAGAATGCTGTGGGTCTTGGATTTATGGAAAGGGTGGCTGTAAAGAGAGGGAAGGTCTGAATAGGCATAGCTTTCAAAATGCAGTTCGTCGCCTACCCAATGCACCTCGTTGTACAGGAAGTGCCAGTTTTTGCTGGAAGCCATGTAGAGGTAGGCACTGCCGTTGGGACCCATGATGACTTCTACCTCCAGCTCACCTTTGTCATTTGCCCACTTGCCAATATATTGCTCCATACCGGAGTGGGCAGGTATCCCGGGATCCGCTACAAAATCACTGGCCTTGAAAGGGGTTTTGCGCGCAGCTTCAGCGGCGGCGTTTGGATAAAGGGCACACAGCGGTGCGACGTTACTGACTTTTACGTAGTTGAAGGTCAGGCTCGTATCCGAAACATCCATGCTCAGCGTCATGGTCTGCGGGTCGAATGCCAGGACCTTCAGGTCGAAGTTGTCTGAAGGTGATTTGAGATGGATGACCTTTCCATCGTCGGACACCTTGAAGTCGCTCACTTCCTTTTCCTGGTGCTTCCCGGGTTCAGCGCAGTTGAATGGATGCAAGGTGGCTTTGGCATCAGCGCTGTATTCGACCACGTTGGCAATTCCGTTGCGCAGAGGAACCATGGCCCAGATGCCAACTACGTTATCTTGAGTCGCCAGCGCGTGCGTCGAAGGCTTGGCGCCATGGTTGGCACACCCGGTCATCATCAAGGTGGCCAGGGAAATTGTCAGAACGTTGATCCGCATCGGGCTTATCCATAAGAGTGTTCGCATTGATCCATCTGTCGCGGTTGGCGACCTTCTGGCAGGCAAGCATCATAAGGGATCGTTACGCCACAGTGCAGACCCAGAGGTGATTCTGCCGATAGGGCGCGCGGGTGAAGTGAACATCTGAAACCAGATGCATGCCTCGCTCTTGCAGGGCTTCGGTCAGTTGTACGAGTGTCTCTGCCTGGATAGTCATTGCTGTTACCTCGTCAGATTTACTGCGTTCATAATTCTTGACCGGCCGGGCAACTGGCTAATTCAAATTTTCTACAACGTTGATTGACGTGTGGTTGCTTCAGTTCTTTTGCTCCCGATCCCAGGATAAGCGCGACCTGAAAATACGCGGGCAGTGGTGCTCACGCACTCGAGGTGACCTACAGTGAAACATCGCGCCGGTATGACATGAGGAGATCCTATGTCCACTTTCAAGCTGACTTCGCGCATCTTCAGTACGCCCCGTCACACAACGCATTATCTGGAATCGGGACCTGCCGATGGGGCATTGATGATGTTCCTGCATGGCTGGCCCGAACTCGGTTTGATCTGGCGTGCACAGATGGAAGCGTTCGCTGCCCAAGGCTGGCACTGCGTCGCACCCGACATGCGCGGCTATGGCGGCTCTTCGGCGCCGGCCGCGATCAATGCGTACACGATTGAAAACATCGTGGCAGACATGACAGAGCTGCATGACCATCTCGGTGGAACGCCCGCCATCTGGGTGGGCCACGATTGGGGCAGCGTCGTGGCCGGTGAACTGGTCGCCCATGAACCTTGGCGCAGCCGCGGCGTTGTGCTGGTTTCGGTTCCGTACTTTCCTTCCACGAACGCGCTGGCGACGCTCATACCGCTGGTTGACCGAGGGATTTACCCGGTCGACCAGTATCCAGACGGCCAATGGGACTATTACCGCTACTACAACACGCATTTTGCGTCCGCCGTGGCTGATCTTGACGCGGACAAAGCAGCATCGCTGGCGTCGATTTATCGAAGAGGCGACCCTGCAAGCATCGCCAGGGTCGCCTCCAATGCCGAAGTGACCCGCAAAGGCGGGCGGTTTGGCGAAGCGCACCGGGCTCCCCCGACCCCACCAGACTCGGCGCTCTGGCCCGAGACGGACTTCGCGGCACTGGTGCGCACGTTCGAGGAGCATGGTTTCCGCACGCCCTGCGCGTGGTATCTGAACGACGATGCCAACATCGAATACGCCCATCGCGCACCCAATGGCGGCCGCCTGTCCATGCCCGTCCTGTTTGTGAACGGTGATTACGACCCGATGAATACCATCAACGGCAATCAGTTGGGCGATCCAATGCGCGCGGCCTGCGCAGACCTCACAGTGACGAGCCTGCCTGGCGGGCATTGGCTGCCGGTGGAGTGCAAGACCGAACTCGTTGCGGCCATAAGTCGCTGGCTGATGCTCGCGAAATTCGTGCCCCATCAGTAA